TTTACGAATAATTTTTCTTTGTCAATATCCCAATATGTTCTATTTCGTAATGGAATTATCGGAGCCTCTCGCACCATTCGGAGTCTTAATTCTACAGTTGTTACTCGACTAAAGTTATCCTGAGGATTTAATCCAAACTTTTTGTTCAAAGTAGAACTCCACATTTCAGTACCTTCTTCAAGAACGAGTTTGGTTTCTTTGTTATACCAGAACACTCTACCTTGTTCAGACACTTGAAATATTTTACCACCTTCATCATTTAAGATGCTCCAAATCGTACTACTTGCAAGTCTGACAAGTGTTAGCTTTGGCTGACCTTTTGTATATCTAATATCATCAAGAAGATTTACAGTATCGGGAGCTCGCATCAAAGATACCAACTCTGTCAACTTTCTCATTGCTGTTACTGGAAGGATCTCTCCCAATCCTTGTCGACCTCTGACACTTTTACCTTCTTTGTGGCGAGCAAATGTAGACCTTATAGTTTGAAATCTATTTGCTAAATCATTGTCATGCGTAGCCTCAGCGATTTTACGTATAAGTTCTTTAGATTGATCCGAACCCCAACCTTCGTGAGCTAAGAATCCCGATAAGTATAAAGATAAGTCATGACGTTTTCCTTCAATCCAATATTCAGATAACAAAGCTACTAATTGAAGGTCTGGTGGATGTTCTTCCTGAATTATGCTCATTATATTTTGATAATTAGTTTTACGACTAAGCATAACTATAGGATCCAAAATTGGTCCTTTTTCCCAATTTGCTTCTGGATCTATGAACTTACTAAATTCCCCTGTTTTTGGATGAACTCCAAGCGGAATTTTTAGAAGATTTCCTTTGGGTCTTGACTTGGATAGAGAGTCTTGTTTAGGAAATGTCTCTACATGAGTTGCTCCACTAGACGGCAGGTTCTCGGTTGCTCGAACCCATTCTGCAACCTTTTTCGCGTGTTTAGCTAACATGGGTTCTTCTAGGAAAATTAAAACATGATAGCCTTTACCACCTGAATATTCAATAACATGAGGTATATCTTCCAAATAAGCAGTAATCCTGAGTACAATCTCTTTAGCTTTTTCAAGATCAATACTATCGACATCCCATCCTAACCACCTAACTGAATTTGATGTTTGTTGGAGTTGATAAGCTCCAGCAATAACATTTCCATCTATATGTTCCTGTAGAATATTTTCAGTGAGAGATGCTTCTACCGGAGTATATGCAATATCAGTACCTCTACTTCTAGCAACAGCATGATAAGGATTGTCTCCGAAAATGCGTAGAAGTAGTCGTACGATGTGGTCATTTTCAGTCATTAATTATTCTCTTGTGCTTGTACTTGTGCTTGTACTTTTTCTTGAGATACTCTACGTTCTTCTGAAGCTATTTCAGATGCTAATAAAAATGCTTCTAATTCAGACTGCGAAAATTCTTGTTCAGAGGCTATAACTTCTGAATCAAGCGGATAAAGTTCACCATAACTTTTTCCAATTTTAGTATCAGTTACAAATGGTATGTTGAAAATATCAGGAACTTGCATAAGTTCACTTAGCTTATTAGCAGAACGAACTAAATGTTCATCCGGAATTTCAAAGATTAATTCATCATGAACTAAATTTAAAAGATTATGGTCAGTCCCTTGCTTTCTGCACCACTTGGCTGAGCGTATTTCAGCTACAGATAAAATGTCAGCGCACCCTCCTTGAATCTGTGCATTAGCTCCACGATACATATAGTCTCTATCTTCTTCTCTCCATATTCTCCCACTCCAATATCTAAGATATAAATAATCTTCACATTGAGCAATTCTCTCAAGAAGCCAGGGTTGAATACGGGGGAATGTTTGATAATATTTTTCTGTTATTTTCTTAGCTTCATATTTTGATTTATTTAATCGATACATCAAAGTACCGAGAGTCATTCCATAAATAAGTCCAAAAGAAATAGTTTTACTCCATTCTCTATGAACTTTATCTCTCGTACCCCATACAGCTTCAGCAATATCTCCATGAATATCTCTTCCAGCATATAAGGAGGAGAGCATAAATGGGTCTTCGGATAAAATACCGAACATTCGCATCTCCATTTGCTTATAGTCAATTGCTAATAGTGATTTACCAGGACGGGATATAAATGCTTTTCGAAGATTGTATTCCTCAGTTCGTTCCATACTGCCTGTGTAGACACTTTGAGTGAATCTACCCCGAACAGAACTAGGAACATTTTGAAGATTAGGTTTGCTTGAACTTAATCTTCCTGTTCTAGTTCCTGTTAGATTGAATGAAGAATGAACTACATTATTTTCGTCTGATAGAGTAGCCCATCGCTCAAGTGTCTTTGCCAGTTTAGCAGTTTCTCGTAAAGAAGCTATTAGCTCTCCTAAAGGATGCTTTACTTTCTCCATAAGAAGGAAGGTACTGGTAGAAGCAGAATTGTACTTTCCTTTATCAGCAAATTTACTGCGATCAACTCCGTCAGCATCAGCAAATGGATTTACAGGTCTAGCAATTCCGAGACCCTCGTAGATCGCATTACTTAATTGCTTGTGACTGCGCCAATTAAATCTAGCACCGCAAGAATCGTATAAAGCTTCTGCTAATTTTGACTCAGTTTCTCGTAAAGCATCGTGAGCTCTATGCGTATAAGGTATATTGACTAGAAATCCAGTTTCTTCAACATCTATTAAATCACAAAGATAAAACATATCCTTAACAAATACTGGAAGAAGTAAATTCTCTTCCAGTACAGGATATAATTTTTCAGCTAGATCGTAGGTTACAAGAGCATCGTTACAGCAGTATTTGACGGTAAGGTCTAAATCCCATTCCCAAACTTTATTTTTCTTTCCTCTAGGAGGTTCTTCTTGATATCCTCTTTTACTATCACTTCCAAGATAAATGTGTTCAGCGTTCGTTAATGCTTTACGAACACGACTATCTACTAAATGAACCATAACTGTCGTATCCCACAGAGTCCATCCAAGTTCTCTGGGTTGTATTCTCAAAAAGTGACAGTCAAATTTAGCATTATGCATGATGACAGTTGTTTCAGGACTTAACTGTCTCGTAAGATTTTTTAGATCTTCTATTTCTTTATAGTTTTCCACAGGCATATATCCCCAGACTTCTGCGTCTGGACAATATATTCCCATGCCAATGATTTTATTATCCCAAAATTTTAATCCAGTTGTTTCAAGATCAATGGCTACTTTCTTTCCGGAACACTCTAGAATTTTGCTCCGTGAAATTATTCCCATTTCCATCCTTATCCTCCGAAATACTTACAGTAATGAATTGTATGTCATAAAACTCATATTCTGCATCACAAGTAGGGCAATAGAAAGTCCAACCCATACGAGTCTCTAAATCAATTTCTGCACACTTTTTGCAAGATGCAACTATCATATCATGTTAGTTATCTTTTGCTTGTAACACCCGAGTATCTATAATAGCTGGTTGAAATACAGGCATGAATATGACTAAAATAATTTTCTCTAACTGACTCACAGGCATATCCGCTACTAGAGTTATTATCATTTGTTGATTTGCCAGTTCAGATGCTCTAGAAGCTAATTCACCAAAAAAATCTGACTGACCTTTATTACATAAACTGAACATATAATTAGGATTGACAAACACATAGGATACAGGATCTCCTATAATTATATCCTCAGTTATAAGTAATTTACTCGGAGATACCATTTTTATCCTTGTATATACAGGGTCTATCAAAACTAGCTTCAAATCCGCATGGCTCGGGATATTCATACGGAGCTTTTAGAAATGAGGAAATATTAGCTCCCAAAGTATTATTCGCTAAATCTTTCATCTTTGTCAGAACATCTTGCCACTCTCCCGCTTGAGCTTGACAACACATCCTCTGCTTGTAAATGTTAGCAAGAGTTGATAAAGCACAACCGAAAAATACAGCGGTAAGAATATTAGTGGGCAATATTCCTCGAGCATCTTGACTAGGAATACCCTTTTTAAGTAGCAGTTCATACGTATCTATAGTTAATACACCAACATCTGTATATACTGAGCTACAATCTTTTGAATTAGCTATATTTGTAGCTGTTAAAATAGAATATGTATTTTTCATACCCAAGAAACGCATACTTTCTTGAGCGTAAGATGCTCCTACTCTAGTTCTAACTAACTGATGGGTAAAAGCTCTAGACACATCAGTAATTAGCCAAACTATATACATCATTTCAAGGGGGGTTCGTAATTGAGTATTGTGCATATCTTTCACAGCTTTGGTTATAGTTTTATCTGAAACATCCATAGCATCTAAAACTCCACTGTAAGTTCCAACGACTTTAGCTAAGGTTTGTTCTGCTCGTTTCATCCAATCGATCAGATAAACCTTAGCGGTTGGGGACTTTACAAATCTTACATTGTAAGTTGTATTGTCTTTTCTAATCTTTTGAATCTGATGTACAACATTGTTCTCCATATTCGATCTCCTTTACATCTTGTCCTGTCCAATTTCCTAATTCCATCATTGCCAATGCAATCATGGAATATATTCCTATGTCCCTAAATATATTGTCAAGAGCATCTGTAGATTTTATACGCTCTTCAGGCGTAGCATTCAGTACATGTGTTCTCAATCTAGCAATTGCTCCTATCAATTCTACACTAGCTCCTAACACTCCAGTTTCAAGAATAGCATCACCGTGTTCTCTATTCTTTCGAACAAAAAGATTGGTCATTTCAAAAGCATTAGTGCAAATCTGATGTTCACGATCCTCTAATCTTTGCTCTAGCTTCATGTTGTTTGATTGTTGTTCTGACTCCATATTTGGGATCCTCCATAAAATTATCTACAAAAGCTACGTTATTTAATTCTCCCTCCAAAAATTCGTTATACGGAAATCTACGAGCAATAACTGGAATTCCTGAAGTTGCTGCTCGCATAATCCATACTGGATCATCATCTAAAATAATAACTTTATTGTTGACTGCAAGTTCATCAGCTAACAATATTCTCTTATCTTTAACAAACAAGAGATATTCAGGATTTAATCCGTGTAAAGACAGCCATGAATATGTGTCAAACCATACACTTTGAATTTCAGGAAATGGTCTAGCTGTAACGAATATGACTTTGAATCCTATAGATTGTAATTTTTTCACATATTGCGTAGCGTCTTTATATTCCTGAGCAAATACGTACATTCCAGCTTCTTCCAATCCTCGTTTCATTACTGCATAGTCAGGATATCTCATAGACAATACTTGATCCATCAGTAATGTTGATTGAGGTATGTCTGAAGTATCTTGGTCAGCCCACTCAATAATTGTGTCATGTAAATTTACCAAAATTCCATCTAAATCAACAATTAAAATTTGCTCATTTGTAAGAAGTATATTTTCCTGAGTTAACATATGTTCAAGAAATTTGCTTTTTCTATCAACATATATTTGAATTTGCTCTGCCGAAAATCCCCAGATTTCCCATAGAGATAAAACATATTTAGTAAGATCAGCTAGTTGATGTCCTATATTAGTTTCAATAAATTTAATGTCTTGCTTACGATGTCTTTTCCAATGAATAGCATCTAAAACATCATCTATTTCTGAAATCAAACCAAGTAAATAAGTAGATGTCCATTCTTCTTTCGACAAAGGATTTGCCGCTCGTATTACGTTGTTATATTTTGACTGCTGTTCTAGCATAAGTTTCAAAATATTTTTATCATTGCCCATTTCGAATGACTTCCTTTACTTTGGTATAAACTTCATGAGCTAATAATTTTCTATTTCCTGTAGCCAAACGTCCAATAGAAAAAACATTTGTTGGAAAAGTTAGCAACTCTACAGGAATAGTTGGATGAAGATCAAGAAATGTAGATAGCTCTTCCTTAGAATTATACCAAAAAGCATATTCCACAGAGAGTTTGCCAAATAACATAGACATTCGAACAACGGGATCGTCTCGAAGTCCATTATAGAGAACCAAATTAAATTCGCTTTGACATTTTTTTAGTAATACTGGAATGTATACAAGACCTTTACACATATTCGAAGTTATCTCTTCTTGAAGCAAGAAGGATTTAAATACAATGTCATAAGATTTTGCCAGTCGAATTATTTCTTCTGCGGAAGTAAATGTTCTAGCTTTAATCGCATGTAAATTTTGCCACAATGAACCTAAAACAAAATATGGTTCAAATGCAAATTCCATAAAGTATTGATACGAAAAGGATGAAGCTAATGTATCATCTCCCCATTGTTTTCCAACATATCCCAAAGAATCTCCAACTGAAGTTATATGAATTGGAAATTGTTGACTATGGTCAGACATAGAAGCAGGAAGCCATCTAAGCCAAAAAGCTCCAGACACTTCCATTCGTAAATCCGTAGCAAAAACATCTATATCACATTTTTCCTCTGATGCAGCTTGGAAAGCATATGCAGCAGACGGACCCCCTCCTAAAATAGCAACTCGCATGTTATCCTCCGGATTGAAATATTATGTTTGGATCAATGTTACGAGTAATAAGAAAATGATAGCGTAAAAGATTTAAAGCATCTGATTCATGTTGACTAATATTTTTATATTTCCATTTTCGAGCTTTCGCTATGGGTTTCCAATGTCCTGGAAGTATACGAATAAATTTCTTAGTGCCGAATATTTGATCTAAATAACTATATATGGGACTGGTTCTCAAGGGAAATTTTTCTATGATAACTTTGTCAAACATACTGTCTATCAATGAAAAAATTTGAGGTTCATCCTGACATAATTTGAGAAATATTTCAGAATTATACGAAAATACATCCAAGGAAGTATTCGTAACAGTAGCGATAGCAACTCCTGTCGTGCGTCCGGGATCAAGACCTAGCCAGAACATAATAAAAAAAACGGCGGGGGAGTACTCCTCGTCCTCCCCCCGCCTTACACCAGAAAATAGCTGGAACTACTTCAAAACGTCCGTAGGTATGCCTTCAGGCATCTTAACTTCTGGAACGTTGCTGTCAGATCCAGACATTGTATGACTGGACTTGGCTGTCACAACTGGAGAAGTTTTCGCTGCTTTGTCGCTTCGAGCAAATACCTGAACACATTTCTGTCTCATTGTTCCCTGATATTCTTCATTGGCAATCTTACCACGAATAACCTTGCCAACAAAATCGTGATGATCCATCTCACCGGTTTCCGGAACTCCGCAAGCATTGAAAAATTCTTCGGTTTTCCAACGAGCATTCGGGGACAAAGATACCATCAGAAGAGTGGTAGCACCCTTCTCCGGAGTATTATCCTGGCAAGTGAGTTGGAACATCCAATACGGAAATTCCCCAGTCTGCCGTTCTTCACTTTTGGTGATCTTGAAGAGATGTATCCCTTCAGAGAGCTCAACAATTTCACGCTTCAAATTTACTTTTGTCATATTTAATTACTCCTTAATTGTGAACTAAAAAATTGATTACGCCCAAAATGACATGATTTGTTCATATGTGGGACCTTCCATTATTTGAGGCAACGCATCTGAACGATCTTTTGTTACTTGTAGTTGACCATCAAATGTCATTACTCGTATAGTCTCTCCTTCTGCATTTTCAGACTTGTCCATAAATCCAACAATATCCATCATTCGACAGTAATTTCTGGCAGTCTTTTTACCAACAAGCTGTGGAACGATAGGGTCAGTTTCATATTGTCTAGCTTCAGACTGAGCTACAAATATAACATTCATGGGCAAACTCTTCAAATCTCGAACCATTTTGTCGGCTCTATGAAGCATATATCCATAATCTGACTGACTAGGTAGATCTTGATAGGCTCTTCGTATAGCAGGAAATTTCCTGATTAAATATTCCATACATTTTTCTTGAAGTTCATTAAGAGAATCTACAACAACTGTTTTATAGCCATGCTCGGACTGTTCAATAAACTCAAAAGCTTCCTCTAGATCTTCCCATAGTTCAATACCAAATTTACCTACCTTCAACTTAACTGAATCTAAACCTCCATCTATGTCAAGAAATACAACCTCATCCCAGGTTGAGCCAAATCTGGTCTTACCAACTCCTGACTCACCGTACACTAGCATTTTCACTCTTTTAGTATTAAATACTCCAGAATGAGTTTCTAACATTAATCGTCCTTCTTCATCACGCATTTACTTTCTCCTTACGCATCTCTAGTAAAATCTCGTTCAAATGATTCTAAAATAATATCAGCATCTCCACAATCATTTATGCTTTGACATACGGGAAAGAAAGAACAATCCCAAGCACATTCACGTACAGGAGTTCTATAAATCATATATCCAACATTAGGTACATTTTCATGGAAGTCTCGCATTTCGCCTAATTGTTTGGTTATCTCATTCTCGATATATTCCAACCCCTCGATATTTCGAAACAATCGTATCCGTTCAACAGGTTCATTCGCTGCTTTCCCACCTTTTGTCATCCGTACAATGTTATATAAGACACCATACGGATTAAGACCAATTTTATGCGAAGCTAACATATATAGACTTATTTGAGCATCCACATCTAAATGTCCAGTAGACACCTGTTTCAGAAATTTATGCTCTAAGATCCAAGTCATATCTTTTATTTTTACTATTCCATCTATATAACCAATAACTGGAATTCCAGCTATGTCAATTTCAAATTTAAACTCTGTTTTTTCCACTGTAAAGCTATCGTTATCTCTAGCCCAGTCGAAATATCGCGGTAGAACAACTTGTAACAAATCCCACTCCTTGTCCAAGGATGAATCCAAAGTCATCTCTGCATCAGTCAAATGATCCATAGCTATCCGCATAGCTTCTTTATCATCTGCCGTTCTGTACCATTCATCCATTGCTTTATGGCAAGCAGAACCTTTAATTAGACCAACTCCAGCAACGGGAACATAATTTTTTACATATTTCCAAAAATATCTTTGCTTACATCTGCGCCAAGTTGACATACTTGTATGTGAAAATCTACGTGGTTTCGTCATCTATTTCTCCTACTCGAATTTTAATAAATGAATATTCTTTATTCTTATACACTCCCATATTTATTTCAGTATCTGGAAATAATTTGCCTAAAACTATTCCAATAATGAAATTCATAAATGTTTTTCCAGCTGGGAGAAAAGCATCTTTTTCAGGATTGAATTCAGCAAAAGACTCAGCAATAATTTTGATAACAATATCTTGATCATCGAATCCAGAAGTTACATATTTTATTCTGGAGGTATGCTCAGATAAAGTTGAAAAATCATGTGATGGTTCACATACATAAATTGTATCAAACCAATCGCAATTTAATGAAGGAGCATCCATCATTTATCCTCTGTGAAAAATTCTCGTAATTGTCCAGTTGTCAAAGCAAAACTGTTATTCTTTTTATACTCTAAAACTTTATGAATCACATGATCAATAGTCTGATTTCCGTCAAAAGTAACGGCAAGGGCGTGGAGTACATGGGGCGAGTGTTCTGTTCCAATACGTCTAATCCTGTGCAGGGATTGATAATAATCATCCCCATTGTACCCACGCTCTAAGTATAAGGCAGTTCTAGCAGCCGTCAGAGTAAATCCAAACTTCCCAACAGCTGGATGAGCTATCAAAATATCAAGCTCTCCTGCCTGAAACTTCGTAACAATTTCTTGTCGTTGAATGGCTTTTGTTTTCCCCGTTAGACTTGCAACTCTAAACTTTTTCTTAGCTAAAATTTCTTCCAAGAAAACAGCAGTCTTGACAAAGTTAGTCCAAATAATCATCGGTAACTTCACATAACTTATAATCTCAGGAACCGCTTTCCACTTTGCTCCATCGTCCCTGCCGTCTACGAGTAATGGATTTGAAGCTATTTGAACTAATCGTAATAGTTGAGTTAATACATTTGGAGCAAGTACAACCTCCCCATCAGGTAGAGTAGCTAAAAACTCAGTTTCCATTTGCAGATACATTTTAGTCTGAGATTTAGACATTGATATTTCCATATCCTCAATAATCCAATCTGGTAAATCCAAAACTTGATCTTGAGTTCTAGCCAAATAAATGTCTCTAAGATCGTTTAGTAAGTTTTTATTTGCTCCGGGTTTATTTCCAGTTATTTGATAACCCCATTGATTCTGCAAAACATAACAATATCTGCCAGTAAATTTCCAGTATGAAGAAAATCTACGTAAGTCTAGTAAATTTAATTGTGACCAAAAGTCATCTATAAATTTACTAGATGGAGATCCAGACAATAGCCATACTCTGGATATATGTTTCGCTAAAAGTTTTAGTTTCTTGACTCGTTTAGTTTTCCTATTCTTACAAAGTATAGACTCGTCAATAATCATAACATCCCAGTCGTATGATAAATATGAGTCTACATGCCTAACTGCCGTATCATAATTAGTTATTATCCAACGTTCGTCTCTAGTATCCCAAGTTGTTCTATGCCAGATTTCAGAATCTTCGTTAGTCCATTTTCTTATTTCATTTTGCCATGTACGAACTAGAGATAAAGGACAAATTATCAAAACACTCTTTGCGTTGACGGCAAGGGCTGCATCGATGGCGCAGCGAGATTTTCCAAGTCCAGGAGCAAGTCCAAGAAGAACTCTATTTCGTTTTACTAGAAAATTTACAGCTTCTGGCTGAAAATCCAAAAGAGTTGATGAATATTCATCAACTATTTCATTTTTTGCTTCATCTTCTTGTAGCCAAAATTCTACAGACTCACCTAGTGTAATTTCGTCAAAATTATCCAGAAGAGCATTTAATGAACCTCGATTCATTTTAGCTGTCCAGCAAAATTCTCCTTCTTGCCTTGTACCCCTAAATCCATATTCTTTGAGAAATGTAGTTGGATATATTTTTGGGAAAAATATCAACTCAGAACCTGATACTATTGCAAGTCCATCAGTCTTTTTCTTTGGAACAAATTCCCTGAGTTCGGGAATAATTACTTGATAATAATTTTCAAACTGACCATGATATTTCGGAAGAATTCGTTTAGCTATGTCATATTGTTTTGACGAAAGGTCTAATTGTTTCTCCAAAATTTGTTTAGCAAACGAAGTCATAATTGGAGCATCGATAGTATTAAATCCACGACCATTATCTTCTATGGTTGTGCTGTTTAGTTGCTCTGTAGATGTTTGTTGATCGTATAAAAAAAGTATCTTTTGTAGAATTTCTCTATCCATTTTGGTCTCCGTGCATTAGGTCATTCCAACACTACTGCTACTTTATTATAACCCACTATGCGGTCGTTAACCTGTAAAAAATGTGTAAAAGGTGCGTCTAAATAATCTCGTAGGTGCGGGCTGCACCCCTATTAAATGTAGCAACCCGCACCCCAAAGGGGAAGCTATTCGAGCTTTGCTAACAGCTCATGAACAACCTTAGTTCCTCTAGAAATTACAATTCCTGTAAGCACCGAGCCGATATATGGAATACTGAACGGCAGGTCCACTAGCTCAAACAGGTCAACGGGCAAGAATACGGCGACAGTGACTGACAGAAGGATGGAAATAATGAGTGGAACATTAACTTCCCTTGTTGTTGTGTCATAAATCAGCTTGACGGTATTGATAACTGCCTCCAACAAAATACAAAGTATTAAAATCAACGCAAACGAATTCATAATAAATCTCCTTTAATTTATGAATATATAATAAGCTGTAGAAATCACCAATGTGACTATTGCAGCTATGACAATCCATGCGAATTTATCCCATCTATTCAATGTCTTATTCACATACTTTATAATGGAGATAACTCCTTCTTCTCCATTTCCATACAGAGTCGTATTGTGCTTCTCTGCTAATTCTACACCTTTTTCTAACAATTTCATTCTTCCATCCATTTCAGCATGTTCAACTTTATTCTGTGTTCCATCTCTACTCAGCTTATCTACTCCTATTTGAAGAACTGCCATAAGAGATTTTAATTCAGCATTTGTAGTCATCATACTATCCTTAGTTATTTGAGGCTATCAGCTCTAATGTGTGGAAATCTGCTATTTCGTAATGCAATAACAATTGAAGCCATAGCTTTGAAGAAGTCAATTTCAGCTTTATCGGTAGAACTAAAATTTTTGTCAATTTGATTATGCGCTTCTTCTTCAGAGCATGTTCCCCAAAATTCGACAGCTTCGATAGTTTCATCTGCCGACTTTTTAATCTCAACAACAGTTTGCTCTTTATCCTGAGTATATTCTTTAAGAAATCGCTCACAAGCAGATTTTTGCTTTCGAGTCCAAGGCTTTTCTTTTGGATCAAGAATAATTTCCGGAGGATCACCACTTCTAACAGTAAGATAAGGTATTTCTGCTTTATCTAATTGATCAGCTAACCATCCAATACTACTCATTTTACACCTCTATCCAACCTGACATGTTTGTTGCATACGGATCATCTATAGGAGCTCCTGGAGAATCTGCATAAATCGTTGCATTATTTCCTGCAGAAGTCCTACCGACCATTCGAGCATTATGATATCCTTGTCCAGGAAAATTTCTTCCGCTAACACTAAAAGATTTCATGTTTACACCAGAAAATGCAAATTGAGCATATCTCGGAAGAGTAATTCCATCAAAACCAATACCTGCATAAAAATCATCAGTTGCTTGTTCCCACGTTACATCCAATTGAAGTGAAACAAACCAGTTTTGAAATGGAGCTAGATAATGTAATTTATTGTCCGTACCTCCATTAAAATCAACATACGGAACACTACCTAAAACATATGATGTACTTGCTCCGTCTTTATTAAATGCTGGACATACAAACAATCTTTTTAAAATTCGATTGTACATATTGACAACATATCTGTAAACCTCAGTATCGATTATCTGACCTAGAGTAGATGTTGTACGAATAGATCCGAGATATCTCCGTGAGGGACTTCCGCTCTTCAAAAGAACCCCATCGTAAGCTCCAGTTCGAATGACCTCTGTTGTTCTTAGAGTAGAATGTGCCCAAGAAGCTACTTCCAAAACTTTATCTTCAGTAATAAATACGTCAAAATTTGTACCTGCTGCAAAAAGAGTTATGTCCAACATAAGAGCATCATCAGGAACTCTTAATCTATTCCAGCCATATTGAGTATCCTTGACATCTACTCCATCTCCATTATATCTAGTATAGTATATAGCTCCAGAATATAAAGTGTTAGGTTCAATATTACCGGTAAGATTAACTTTATTCAAGTTCCGTTTAGCGTCTGATAAATTATTATGGAACGAATAGGTGAGATTATCAGCAGTTCTAACATAATAAATTTGATTTTGAGTCAATCCATTTCCTGTAGCTGAAACTTGAATAGCCTGACCAGTATTGTATAATCTAGCCACAGCGAAAGTAACTGTATCAGTCACAGCATGGTCAGTACTGGCAGGAGCAACAGCGTCAAGATCATCTCTTGTATCGGGATTATCCCATAAAAGAGATAATCTACCTTGAGCTAGTCCAATTGAATTTAGTGGAGAAGTCACAAAATTATAGTCATCATATAGAGTGATATTTCCTGCCACATCAATATATACCTGCCAAAGTGGATCCTCCCAGTTTGCTAAATCAGTTTGATCCAGGGCAGGTGCAACAGGAACTGCTGCCTCAGCTCCTGGTGAACGCACAAGTCTAACAGTTTGAGTGGTTGGATTTTTAAGTAAAACAATCCTGTCCATTCTTGGATTACCAATAGGATTTGGAATAACTATATTTTCCGAAGCATCACTTTCATGTATTGTCCCATCAACTAATGATGCTCCAGTATCAATTGCAATTGGTGAAGTTGTATTTGTTGCTGCAAATTGATTCAAAAATCCACGAATAGGTCCTCCCTTCTCTCTATTCGCAGATAACAAATATCTGTAAATCTTAGACTGCCATTCAGCCGAAGAATATGGAGCTTCAGTAGCATCTCCAAGAACTTGCCCATCCCAAGGATATGATCTTTGAGCCATAATAATCTCCTATACAAAATAACCAAAAATATCAACACTAACTGTAGCGACTGCTCCTTGAACTATCGCACATTTTAATCCTAAATTGCCTCCGCCAACTCCAACTAAAGCTGCATCATGTTCATCTACATAAATATTCGTGTAAAGTGTCGGTCCTGTAAGTTCAGCGTGAACGGCAGAAGGCATTACGTCGTTAGCGAGAGCATTATATCCGAATCCAAAAGAAGCTGTATCCATGTTGATAGAAGCATTGCGAACAATTATTTGAGTTATAATACAATTAGCTGACAAGGGTACTAAAAATAAAGTCTGTTTCGTAACTATATTTAGATTTACATCGTCTGTAGACGATAGTAAAATCTCCTGTAAAACTCCTTGATTAGTATCATGTTCCAATTGAGATAATCTTAAGGAAAGTTCAATGGTAGCTTGAACAACTTCCATAATACTTCTATGTATATCGTTGCTCATAAGTCAGCAAATGCAAGAGCTAGGGCTTCTCCATCTTCATCGATAGTTCCACTAGCTCCAACTATCCTTTTATTTTTTGATAGTATTCCAGCCTTACCAGTTATTTTATCACCAAACCAAAAGTCATAACCGTATACACTGGACCTCTGTAACAGAGGAATAAAATCCATTCCTTCTTTAGCAGAATTCTCCGCTAGAATGACATCTCCGGCTGTCTCCATTTCTGAAGTATATCCATTTTTATTTCGTGATGATTCCATTCGATTCCATGGAGAGTCAGCTCTAGCAGATATATCCGTTCGAGAAATAACCTTTTTTGTAGCTCCTTTGCCTTGACCTAAAATGAAAATCGTATTTATTTCTTTTGCTCTACGTTTGTAATAAGTCATTGAGCGTATATTTGCATAACCGACAGAAAATATGACAGGAGCATTTCCAGCAGCATTGAGACCAGTAGTAGAATCCAAACCTACTATAGTTCTATCTTCGCCAAGTTGATCTATATATGTATTGAATACAAAATTAGCTCCATCAAATGTGACGTCAAAATCGATGGTTGCAAATATGGCAATATCAAATAAAACATCTAATAATCTACTGTATCCTTCTTCTCCAGTCCAAATAACTCCTGCTCCAGTGGAAGCTGTAATAGTAAAATTAGGTAGAATACCCTCCTCTTTCCTACCATTGGCAATCGTAGCTTGATCTCCACAATTTTCAATCACATATTCTTTCATTGCTGTTTCTGATACATCTGATTTATATGCTTGAATTGTTCCATCCGGATAAGCAATTTTTGTTCTACCGAGTAAATGATTTAGGCAAAGACCCGATGAAATATATACAGTGTCTCCAGTTTCATCGGTGTCAATGTCGAAATCTCTATGTAGTCCTACAAACTCTGTATACCAGGAGTTTGATCTAGATCTGACACGTCTTCGTAATACAATCATACTATCCAGTTCAAAATCTTCAACATAAGTATCTTGATAGTTTATTATGAGAACATAATCTCCTTGACCATCCAATACTTTCTTATATGTAAATAGTCTAAATGATGTAAATATATGGATAGGCTCGAAATTTTGATTGTAAACAATTATCATATGCTCCGGTAAAGATACCGTCGGTGCAAATGCTTCAGGACCATAATAATCTAAACCGTATTCATCAACGCCATATCCACGGGACATTTTTACATCCTAAAACCCATAGAATCTAGGATAGAAAGATAATGAAATAGATGTAACTCCAGCTACAGCTCCTGATGCAGTAACATTAATCACATTATCTCCATCAGCGACGGCGGGGGCTACTTCGATACGGAACGTGGCTAGATCGCTTTCATCAAGATCTACTGTCCCTAACAAGTTGACTGAGAGTTGATTGTACACAAGTTTTTCTTCCGGAGTTAATTCTATAGTTACTGTTTCTCCAGTAGAAACAGCATAGTTTAATTTTATAGACTCATCTATATCTTGATTAGTAATCAGAGGTGAATTACACGGTCCTTGCATGACTATTTTAGGATAACTTTCCCAAGTTCCAGGATTTCGAACTGTTATATCAGAATTAATTATAGTGGATCCAAAAATAATAGGAAATGTAATTGGAAATATTAGGTCATCAGTTGGAGTTAGAACCCACGTAGATGTATTTAGAGTAGGAGATAATGCAATAGGATCATCAGCTCTATATCTTATCGTATCCGTAAATCCAAATTCATCCCATTTGCGTGGATCTCTAGGAGCGAAAGCTGGTCCTTGCTCCACAAAAACTGCCAGATCATATACTACTCCTCCTGGAAGTCTTTTCCTTAGCGTAGCTGGTAGAACTTGCCCAGCCGGATGTCTGTTTGGACGAATAGCATCGAGAAGCTCCGCTCGTTTAGTCCAATAATCTTCTCTATCGCAAGCATCATATCTAACAATTTGCTGTATAATTCTAGGTCTGAGTCTATAATCTAATACAGTATCTCCGTGTTGTAAAGGTCCGCTCTGAGTTATAAACTCAATTGGAGGAGCTCCAAACCCTGTTTCCGAAACAACAAACTTGTACCAGTCATCAAATTTATATACTGTTCCATCAGCCCCTATGAGCTCAGTATAATCCTCAAAATAACTTTGCTTCTTACCCATTATTTTCTCACAGCAGCTAGGGCAGCTTGAACATCATAGTATATACTTGCAGAAGACTGTACATTTTTATATGTTGGATTTATTTCGAGTTGAGTGCGCTGATCAAAGGTTTGGGTAGTCTGACTTTGATCAAGATCCAGTCTTGGAGACGGTGGGAGAAATCCTGGTGCTGAAATTTGAGGAGCGGCTTGAGCAAATACAGGCTGACTGATCTGAGTACTCAAAGCATCTTCGGCTAAGAATAGCATAGACCTCATTGTCTGCCGTATCATAGTTTCTAATAGAGGAGCTGTTTTCTCCATTCCTTGAACCATACCTGTGATCCAGTCAGATGATAGAGTAGCAAATTTCTTAGACGGAGATCTTGAACCAGTAATTTGAGCGACAAGATCAAGAGCTTGAAATATAAGCTCCCGAAGAAAATCCAAAATTAGATAGGCTTTATCGTATATACCTTGAAGAATGCCAAGCATAAGATTCCTACCCATCTGCTTGAAGGTTTCTTGATATTCTCCAAATATTTTTATGAGACGATCGATAAACATGATGAATTCCCATAACTGTTCTCCAGCAAAATTAAGGATTGCTCTGCCAATCTGTTGAATTAATGAACCTGTTACATCATACATTTTAGGTTCATTATTACTTATCCCGTCAATCCAAACTTGCATCCAGTCATCAAACCATTCTCCTAATGCGAACATTCCTTCTATAAAAGATCGTAATAATTCTTTAGCAAACTCTGTAAAAAGATCTAGTATAGAGTCTAATCCATCAGAGATAATTTCAATTAATGATCCAAGTATATCAGGATATTCGTCTAACCTTTTCAATTGTTTCTCAAAATTTTTCATGGCAAGTCCAACAAGAATAAATGGAGTCAATAGGAAGAACATAGCTGTTGCTACTGAACCAATCGCAGTTGTCAAGAGAGGAGATACTGTAAAGGCTTTTCGAAGTAAGAAAATAGCTCCAACAACTTTTAAAATTGTTGGAAGATTTTCTAAAAGTATCGTAATGAACTTCTCGAATAATTCTCCACCGTCAGTCTCAAGCCAGTCTGTAAAATCATTCAATGCAGGTATTATATCTTCTGTCAAAGTTTCACTAAAGTCTTCCAGGAATGAAATTATATTAGGTCCACTTGCTAAAAGTTTTTCAGATAAACCAACTATTAGCTCTCCTACAATATCCAACAAAGAACCTGTTGTATCAACACCAACTCCTAATAAAGCTTCAGAGGCAATTCCAGCTATTTCCTTCAGTAATCTTGTAATGTCAGGTCCATACAGCTCCCAAAATTCCAACAAATTTCCCCAAGCTTCTTTCAAATCTTCTACAAATTCATCCCATGCTCCAGAAATTTTTGTATACCAGTCTGACTCAACGATATCAGCTACTAACTCATCTATGTTACCAAATAAATCAAGCTTCTCAATGTCTTCACCGAATTTATTCCAATCTTCAAAAAAAGTTCCAAATAATTCTTCAAAAGACGGCAAGGAGGCTGTAAATTCCGCCCACATATCATCCATTTCTCTACCGATAATTTCGGACAGTCCTACAATAGTTTCTTGTAACGATGCGTCTAAATCAGCCCCCAGATCGTCGAAAGATGATGGATCAAACTCAAATCCCATAAATTCTAAGTCAGTTTTTTCTCCCTCAATTGTTCTAATCATTTGTTTTCGTATTTCATTCTGAGCTATAAGTATGTCAAGTAAAGATTTCTCACCAGTAACTCTTGAGCTAAGAATATCTTGTTCAGTTTTAGCAATAGAAAGAGCAGCATTCTTCAAAGCCATTTGTTCATCTTTAGCAGCTTTTAGCTTATTTTTCGCAGAGGCTATAGCCACGCCCCGCTCTACTTTTGTCTGCCGTATCTGTCTCTGAAGTATAATGTCACGTTTTTCTAACTCAAGAGTTGTTCGTTCTTCATCTGTAAGTCTTAAAGTAGTTAGAGCTTGCTCTATTTCTTGAAGTCTGGTATTTTCTTCAAAAACCTTCCTGTTATCGCCTAATTGATTTTCTAAACTCTGTAAAATATCATCATAATACCGAGTTGTATCATTCAATTCATCCTGAGCTTTCGTCACTTGTCCAGTGATTATAGCGTAATCTCTCATAATGGGTAGAAGTCTAGAATTAAATCTTTCTGAAACATCTATCAGGTTCTGAACGTTTTGAATAGCTTCTCCAAAAACAACTACAGTCTGTTCTCCAGTAAAGCTCAATGCTCTTTGAACCATAGTCAGAGTATTAGTCGCTTTAGTGAGTAATACTGTATTTCTTGTATATCGAGCAAATAAATTGGAAGCTTCTCCAATCTTATCAGATAAGTCTTCAAACGCATCTTTAGCTACATCTCCAGTTTCTCCAAAAGCAATTATGACTACTTTTAATTGTTCTAAACTGGCAATGGCTATATCTCCAGAGGCAGCTAACGCAATCTCATCTATAGCTGTTGATCGTAAGAAAGATCTAAATGTTCCAATTAATGCTTCAAGTGGTCCAAAATCAACTCCAACCCATCCATCTAAATATACTTGAGCTGCTGCTTGACCCCATGCTGCAAGTTCTGGAAGAAACTTTGGAGGACTTCCAGGCTTTAACCATTCAGTCAATACTCTAGTCAAAAAGGATAGAGCAGAAATAACCCCGGAAGCTCCTGTCACAATTCCTTGTGCGAAAGACATAGTAAAGTCTATGCCCCACCCGAAAGTCTTACTAGACAATATTTTGAAGAAATTTTCAAATGTTTTATCCGGAGCAAGAAATTCCTGAAAAGCTGTAATACCTCGAGCTAAAAATTGAATTAGATTACGAACAAAGTGAACTACAGTAAGAACGGCTCTGGCAACATCTAAAGTCGTCGGTGCTGCAAGTCCCAAATAAGTTAGAAAAATTTGCATTGCTGGTATCAAATCATTTATTAAAGCCTGATAAATTTCATCAAAAGCAATGGCTATTGTATGTCCAGCGGCGGAAAATACTCTAAGCATTTCTGGTTGGAATAATTTATCTAAAGCTTCTGAAAATTTTACTCCTAACTTATCTACTAAAGGACCAAGTAACTCTAAACCAAAAGCTGTGGATATAAAGTCCTTTATATTCTGTATAACTCCAGGAAGAGTTCTAGACATTCTCTCCATAGATTCTGGAAAGTCTTTATCTGCCATTTGTGAGAAAGTATTAATGAAGTCCATACCAGTCACGATACCTTCTTCCATTTGTTTCCGTACTTCAGAAAACGACACACCCGCCGTGTCAGCCAATTTTTGAATGATTGTATTGACAGGTACAAATGAAGTTGCAAGGTCTCGTAAGTCCCTGCCCATGATACGAGTGGATGAAATCATTTGACCAAAGTTATAAATAATTCTAGTTAAATGGTCGTCAGTGAGTCCCATCCCTGCTGTAAAGTTACCAACAGAAACAATCAACTTTTTCAATTTAGTTGTTGTAAATCCATACGAGTTAGCCATAGAAACTGCATTAGCTAGAGACTGAACACTGAATGGAGTGGTAACGGCGAGCCGACGGATCCAGTTCATCAGTGATCTGACTTGACCTTCAACCGAGGACATTGCGTCAGCGACTGAACCTCCAAATGCTCTAGCAAAGTCTCTACCAACAAGACCCTCTAAACGTATCTGCAGAGTTTGGAACTGACCAGCAGCTTCCCACGCTAATTCCCCTACTTCTCGTAGCCCCCGCTTGAAAGCTCTAAATACATCAGCCACAAAAACTGCTCGAATAACCCAAAGCATACTTTGAAATTCTCCGAGTAATTTTTGTAACGAAGTTTTAGCCAGAGTCTGTACGGCTCCAACTAATTTAGCGACGGCAGCTTGGACTTGAGTTGAGATCGTTTTCCCCATATTACCGACTGACTTCTCGATCTTCTCTAAATTAGCGTTGTTCAAGTCAGCTATTGATTTATTGATAGCAAACAATCCACCGACCAATATTTTCACATAAGGAGTGAATTCAGCTAAGTTTAGAACCGCAGCTATTCCAACAGGAACGGGCATTTATTTGATATCCTTATTCTCGAACGCCATCATCTCACTTTTTGCTATCACGAATGCTATCATTGCAGCTCTAGTTGAGGACGGCAAGTCCCAATAATCGTCGAGATTCATATTCCATTCATTCGCAGTAAGTACATCTCTATAAATTGAACCGACTTCCCAGTTCCCCAATGGAATTTTAAGTTTCTGTAGTGGTATCCCCTCGTCCGTCTGATGCGTCGGGTTCCACTTGATCTGGAAAGGATTCCTTTGCTTCGTCTAGGACCTCCTTGGAAACTCCAGTCAGCTCCATAACTAGTTCAAGTAAATTGGTAGCATCAGTTGAATGCTTTACAACATAAGCTGTTTTGAAAGCCAGTTCCACAGAATCTGCGTCATCATTACCATTCTCATCTTTAGGAAATTCTACCCCCTTAAGCTTCTGCCTGGATATCCATCTAGACATTGGTATGGGAAGTTCTTCTGGCAAAGTAACTCCATCCAAAAGAACAGTGTTGATAACTTTTTCTGTAACCAGAATCCCAGCTTCGGTTTGTTTTTCTTCATACGCTGCCCATAATTTTTCAGCTTCAGGATCGCCTTTTATGGACTCCTCATCATGATATAGAGTTTCAATTCCTCCTCCAGCCAACTCTGCATCGTACGTGGGTTTCTCAGGTTGTTCAACAGAATTTATCACTGCCTGGATATCGAGAGGAGCCAATCCACCTAAAATAACTGTAAATCCATCTGAATTTGTAAATTCAATTTCTTCAAATTCATTTTCATCACGTACATCAAACTTACGACGTTTCTTACTTTTTCTTTTTGCCATTACAGTACTCCCTGTGTCCTAGACTCGATGTTGGCAGGGAGTTACCAATCCCCCCCATCAAGTCTAGGACAACATATAAAATCTGCACTCCCAGAATTACGCAACAGGTGAAATCAAAGCCATCATGCCAGATGTACCACTAGCGTTTCCAACAACATAGGAACGTTTCGGACTGACAATTCTGACATCGTTATAGCCAGCATTTGTGATTATTGGTATAGCATTCCAGTCATATCCACCATTGATTGTTATATAAATGTTACCGGAAGCAGCAGAACCAACAGCAATACCGAACAAACCATCCTTCCAAAATTCAACTGCTCCAATAACAGAAGCATTGCGAACTTCCCAGGTTAGTCCACCATCATGGGTATATTCCATCCCATCTCCAACTGCCCAACCGAAGTATGCCGTGATCATATAGATATCTCGTGCGGCTGCAAGAGTAGTTGAAGTTACAGCACTCCAGGTTGTTCCACCATCAGTTGTATTGGCGACCTCTCCAGCAGTCCAAATAGCAAAACCAGTTGTACTGGAAACAAAGTCGATACCCATGATGTCAGAAGCAGAAATTCCAGCATCTTCTTGAATGGTCCAAGTAAGACCACCATCACTGGAGAAGTAAATCCGTCCACCGTCTGTCCCGAGCCATATATTGTACTGGTCAAGAGCAAATAGAGCATGATTACTGGCGACATACGCACCATTCGCAGCTCCATAATCAACATTTGTCCAGGTTACTCCACCATCATCACTGTAAGCTATTTCACCTTCAACACCAGCATCTGTTGTTCCACGAGCAACAAGTATTCTTGTTACAGTCCTACTAAGCTGAAAACAAACAATACCCTGAACATCTTCTCCGGCAGCAAAAGGATCTCCGACTGTTCCTGCCCACACAGCTTCATTTTGTGATGTCAAAATATTGGCTACATTAGCTGCGGACGCAGCTAAATGTTTCGTAGCTGCATACAAAGAATCCCAAGGATTAGTAGTAGGACCACAATCTCCAGCACAAACTTCTTCACCGCAGATAGCAAATCCAGTTATATCCTCAGTTTCAGTCAAAGTAATACGATTGGCTTCAAGACTGAAGTACCTGGATAAAGTCTCTGCAGACATATCAAAACTTTGCGTAGATTCATTTTCATCCGCAGGTTGCCTGGAAGCTGTGTTACCCAAAGTTCTCTGAGTAACTTTTGTTCTCGCCATAGCAAATGAACGATCGTAATTAGCGAAAACATCTCTTCGACCGCACAGAACTTTATGGATATAAACTGGAACTAAACAAGTTTCAAGTTCTTCCAAGAAATCTGCGGTAGTGTGCATCACGGATTCGATAGTAGTTGTAGGAACTCCAGGGTCTCCGGAATAGCTGTTCTTCACTTCATACTTACCAGACGCTGCTTTGTCTGCACAATAAGTCAGAGTCAAATCACCTTTTGGCTCGGTCAGATCACCAATACTGTGACAACCAAGATATTCTGGTTTGGTATTGGGTCCGTTAGGCTGAACCCAGATAGATGCTTGACCTGCAAGTAACGGACTAGACATATTTATACCTCCTTTGCCGATTTGGCAATTGATACAATATCACGGGCACAAATTCCAATAGCCTCCGCTAAAGCACTTTGGATAGCTCCTGGCTTACTTTGTATATCTGCGTATGTCCATAGTCCAACTTTTCGCAAACATCCCGCTAAACACTCTGCGGTAATCTCCCTATTCGGTAGGGCGATTTCCCAAGGAATACCATAAGGCTGACCACGTTCTAGCTCATTCAAGGTCATTTCAATGAGCTTGGTATGAGGTATCTCTTCCGGCATTGCATCTGCAGGAAGAATCACCCTATTAGGAATACCTTCAACATTATATTCAAGTAAAAAAGCCATGTTCTTATGCCTAATAACTTTTACTTCAATTTTTTTATCCATACGCCTCCTTTACAGCGACTGCCTCATGGACAGAGCTTCAGTAAAAATTTCAACTAGAATATCTTCAAACATTTCTTCAATTTCATCTTCTCTATTTTCGGCAGTGACTTGATCCCAATTTCTAGCCCTTACTCCCCAATTCAGAACAATTTTAGCATGAACATTTCCTTCCCCGTCAATTCGTTCTGCATTAGCGGTCAGCGCATTAGGGTCAGTTTTAGACTGTCTAAATTCATCAAATACAAGATATTCTGTTTTCTCAGGATCTTTAGGTTCTATTACGTATTTCCCTTTTTCAACTCCCTTGCAAATGACATTATATAAAAAATCTTCTGTCCATACAGTAAATCCAATATTGACTTTATTGAATATTTTATTAGCTTCTATTTTTGGACGTTTATCCCAAGTAAGTGTAGGAGCTTGCAAATCTTTCTTTATCAAAGCAATCATCTTACTCAATCTGGTCAAAACTGTAAGTCTCCAAGAACCTTTACTTAGATTCCTGTAAGCTTCCAAATCAAAACCAGTTTTTGCAAAAGTTATTTCCATTATCTACCTGCAGGAAAAGCCATTGCGCCCATTTTATATTGAATAAGACTAGTTGCGAACTGCCATGCCATCCAAGCCCCATCAGACAATCCGAAGTTACATTCCAATCTAGCTCGGCTCAAGTTTTTAGGTATATTTCTATCAGATCTCCAACGCTGAACTAATGGATCACAACCACAAGGAGCAATACTCATAAGAGAATGAGCTAAACGTACAATCGCCATTTCCATTTTCCTTGTGACTACAGGAGCTCCAGCAGCATAATTAATAAACATCCTATAAGGACTACCACATATTGACGTATTTCTAGTCCAAACTCCGCCACTATAAGTCGCAACACTAATTTTTATACTTCCAGAATATCCTTTCCTTAAAAGTCCGCATATAGTAGCTGTAGAATGATCACATGGAGTAGAATCGCAACCACAGACATTATTAGTATAATGAATTTCTCCATGATCTGAAGTATTTGTATAAAATCTTTTGACATCTATAGTAGTCTGAAAATTAGCATTATCACTATATAGCCAACCTTCTGTAGGATTATCCAACTGATCATAATCAACCATACGGCAGCGAGGGATCGAGATAACAAAGTTGGCTCCAACAATCTCAATTGAAGATGGTTCTATTCTATAGTCTACATCTGGGTAGAAAATAAAAATTTCTGACGTATCAGTAAGCCCTCCGGTAGGAACAGTAAATACAAGTGGATCAGTGGAAATATCAGCAACAGCAACATCGTCTCCAACACTTGCTTCACCCCTGGATCCTAGCTCAAGAACTTTTGACCAGTCAGTTGTAACCAAGCAAGAATATTTATGTTCCTCATCTTCGAACCATGATTTAGTTAGAGGATATCCAGCTTGATCTTCTATCATTTCTTGAGCTTCCAAAAGATAAAACATTAAATCTGAGCGTTGCTGTTCATTCCATAATTCACGGCAGGCGTAAACAGGGTTATCTTCATTGGACACACCAAAAAAAGCACATTCAAAATATCCGATCAATTTGGCATATCGGGCTGGAGAAATAGCTCTGTAAGGAAGGTCTTCCATATTTTTGCCTTATTATGTACTAATGTAAGTTCGTTTTACTAAACAGCACTTCTAAATACGTCTAAAACATATCCAATTTACGTAACTGGTAGTTTACTACCAGCCTATTTTATCGATTATTCCGTGGATGTAATTTATCGATACCTGACTGAATTATATCTTGCACTCCACTAATTCCAAAAACCAAGACTATATACTCTGACCAATGAGGTGCTAAACTCCAAACATAAACAAGTAATCCTGAAAGCCATATACCGATACAAAAAGGACAATTGACAAACTCAGCTAAACTGAGGGTAAAAATATTTCTCTTATTTGCAGCTAATTTTTGTATCCAAAATCTGAAACTTTTAATAAGTCCCACAGGTCCATCTTCATCTGCTATCACTCGAGCTATGCGATAACAAGCCAAAGAGTAAATTACGAACCTTAGAAACTCATTCAGAATAATCAAAAGAGTCCTCTACTAAAGCAGGAACTTTGTCGAGTGTTATGTTTAATAGCTCAGCCAAGTTTTCCTCAGGAGTATCTCTAAATTGCTCAAAAGTATGAATCCCTGCTTTCCGCAAGGTTTGAGCTTTTGATTTTCCAACACCTTTCAGTTGAGTGAAGTCATCAAATAACTCAGGTACGATGTCTGAGGCAGGTTCTACTTCCACCACCTTTTCTGCTGGAGCAGGAACAGGTTCTTGAACTTGCTTCTGAATAAAAACCTGTTTACCCCTATCATGAAGCTGTAGTAGACCTTGCTTATTCTCCGTCCATACATCTCTTTTGTCAACGAAGCCCTGCCGTCGTTTTGCACTGAATCTATACGCAACACCAGTCACAGGTCCGAAATATGTTTCTGAGCCAAAATTACCGCCTTGATATTCTATTAAAATCATACCACTAGCTCCTACTAATTGTTCTGAACCAACACCTTTTACGGAAGGTGTTGCCATTGCTCTGTTACGACCTCCACAGCAAGCCATATAATCGCCTCCATATAAGTCAGGAAAAACTTTTTCCATCTGTTTAGCATATTTCATCTGCCATTCAGAAGAGTTATTTTTTAAAGATCTATTTTGCCCAAATCTTCTGTAGATATATCCAGGATAATCAATCTTTACTCCTGGAATATTATTCAAACCTAATGCTACATTGAAAGCCCAGTCGTCTCGACCATTTGCCATTTCATCTGGATATCCCTTGCATTTTACCCAAGAGGTTTTCCAAAACATAATTCCAGAATGAATTGTATTTTTGCATTTAAGTTTATAAAAATCATATTCAGCTAATTCCCAGATTTTATCTTGCAGACCATTTGGAGTTAGAAGTCTAATATTATCATAAACAAATACTTCTTCATGTTCGAGCAATTCTCTATACATTCTTTCAAATGATTCTTCAGCTCGCATATCGTCTGCATCAATTCTGGTTATAACTTCATATTTTGCCTTATCTATTGCTATGTTACAAGAAATTGCTGTTCCGAATGTTCGTAAATTCTTGATATAATGAACTTTTAAACTTTCTTCCTCATTATATAATTGACTTTGTTCTTTGATAATGTTAGCTGTATTGTCATCTGAATTATCATCAACTATTATAACCTCAGCGGGAAGTAACGTTTGAGGTTTTAAAACTCCAAGACTAGACTCACCACCATATATAGAACTGAGTAAATCTGGAATATATTTTCCATGATTATAACATGGAACTATAACTGAAATCATAATTACAGGGGAGGTGGGCGAAAACGAAACCCACCTCCCAAAATAAGGAGAACTAAATCGAGCTTACGGACAAGCAGGAATACAGAAGCTTGATTCAGGGAAGAAGCTCGTTTCCCAAGGATCAGGACTGAGAACGCCTCCAGGGGTATTGCATTCAATATCTTGGAATCTTGCTTGCGCCCATGGAGCCCACATCAGAAGACGTGGTTGAAACTCCACTTCACGCTGCATACAAGTCTGATCCTGATTTGACCAGGTCAGCAACCGTCCGCCGTCAGTATATGAATATGTAGCTTTCGGATACGTCGGAGGAACTTTACGCATATCAAGCATCTGTCCAGATATCATCTGCACCGAACCAACCTTTCCAGTTAGTAGATACGCATCAGCGTCGCCGGTAACATTGTTGGTCAGTGACCAGTTGTAAGCTAACATGGGAATCTCAAAACCATCTATGAAAATCTTGCCCATGTTGAATAGACCGCCATCTAAGCCACGCCGGAAAGTCCTGGCTTCATATGACTGAATTGCTACTTCATTATACTGACTACCTTCACAAACACTCCAGCAAGTATAATGGTCGAGCAAACAACGAATAACATGAGTCGGAGCAACAAAAACCATATCTCCGGGTAGCATAGGCTGTGAAGCAAGGGGCGGAGCCATGTCAATGCGATCTTTAATCCGCCGAACAACAGCTTGCAAAACATCAACGAAATTGTACGTCGCTGCGATTGCTGCACCGTTCCAAGTCATCCCAGCTCCACCAGCCATTTGATTACTGTTCCAATCAATGACAATACTGTCCATAATGTCACAATTATAGCCGGTTGAATCTGTATAACCTGTTTTAACAAGACGCTGAAGCCCATCGAACTGACCTGCTGTTGTAGCGTTGCCAGTTATGATAGCACGTTTCAAGTCTTGGACAATAGCCTCAGTAGCGACACGCATATCATATTCATCGTCATTGACAATACGACTACCGTCGAGTCGATACATAGGCTGTTGTTCACAATATTTAGTATTTATTCTGGTAGCATCACGAACAGGTCCGTGTCTACGATATCTTCCCCAATCTTCCAGGACAAAGTCACACTTTCCCCATTCTGCACCGTTGGACTCACCACAAGGGTCTGATATGTATCCAGGAGTTGCAACTCCCTGAGTACGTTCTGCACGAACATACGTGATGAAATTTTTCTTGATCAGACACACACTGGTAAGTTCCCATCCGATCCAGTCGAGAAACTTGTTAGCTCCCTCCATGGAAAGAGACATAAGGTCGTTGTCAGTACACATGTCAAACAATCCACAACAACCGTAGATTGTAGCAACATCACTGACTTCAAACCGTTCAACTTGTTTAAGCATATTTATACTCCTTCTTTAGTATCCTCGAATGATATTGGAAGCAGTCTCTTCAGCTATCTCACTGAAGGAGGGCTCACCGTCAGGAGTTTCCTCCTGTTCACTCGGTCTGAAAATAAATCTTGTTCGCTGGTCATTGCGAGAGAGATCATTTGACCAATCCTCATGCTTTTCAGTATCTTCCTTAACCAGCTCTGACACACTTGCCTGTAGATTCCGAATCTGATCAAATTGAGTTCGATATTTCTCGTTATAATCAGTCTGAATTGTTTCCACTGTTTGAACAATTTCTGTGACAGCTTCCTGCACAGAGTCAACAAGTCCATCCAAGTGTCCACCCTTCACGATGGCATTTGATATAGCTGAGATCGCCGACTCATCAAGAACGAATTCACGATCAGATGTATCTTCCTCATCGTTTTCTTCCTCTCTGTCAGACATCTCAGTATTTTCGTCAGTAGGATCTTCCTGATCAGTAGAAGTTTCTTCCTGATCTTCCTGGTCTTCCTGTTCTTCATCATCTTCGGAAGTATCGGCAACAGTTTCAGAGCCATCTGCTTCCCTGGAAATTAAGTCTTCCTCTTTGATCTGACGATTAACACCATCTACGGCATCTACGAATTTCTGGGCAAGCTCTTCATCATCCTCGGCAAGCCGAAGAAGTTCTTTCTTTGTTCTTTCGTCCATATTTTGAACCTCCTGAACTCGTAAATTAGTAAATAATGAGCAAGCAATTTCTTCAGCTAACACTGAAATTTCCACAAGAGTCCCATCTGTGTAGACAGGTATAGAAATTCCGGAAATAACTTCAAGTGACTCTGGTTCTGCCAATTCTCTGAAACTAATTGAAAGACCCCAATCAACAGAACCGCTCTCGAATGTCCGGAGTAATGCTTCTGTAAATATATTCTCTGCCAGCACTCCCGAGGCTAACAGTGTTTTTTCTTCTCGAACCAAATAATCAACCGTACCCATCAAACCCTCTTCTTGAATATGAAGATAAGTAAGATATGGGTATCCAGATTTATCGGCTCGTTTGATAAAATTATCAAACAATTGCGTGGAATCGATTTGAGCCGTTCTGTTCAAAACAGAAGTAGCTGCGATACCAAACCAACGGACACTTCCATCTTTCTGTCTGGAAATGAAAAAAGATGATCTTGCTGTTGAAGAAAGATCAATCTTTTCAGGTTCTCCAAGAGTAATTTCTTCATCCTCCATAGAGACGGCAACTCTGTAGAGATATCCAGAATTCGAGACAACAGCAAAAATGGAATTATCCGATTCCTTAATATAAAAATCAATTATCCAAACATAAGAATCAAATGTAGAGTATAATTGATCATAAACAGAAATATATAATTTCTCAAACGGAATTTCCCGAGATATAGAAAATCGTTTGAAAAGTTTTCTCAAAATTTTAAACGAAATAGGCATTTATGACTCCTTATGCTAATATTACCATAGTTTTCTTCTATTACCAAGTTGAATTTAACATGGAGGATATGGATGTCCTCCCCAATAAAATCCAATTGTAGCATTATCTGTAGCATTTTTAGCTTGAACCCACATTTTAATTCCTACTGTATGTTTACCAGCTTGAACTTTAAATGGAATTCCAGCACTTTGTTGTGGATTTAGAGCATCAAACTTTACCATTTCTTCAGAATATTGTTCTGCTATAATTGCATTTGCCATTGTTCCAGTACCGTAAACAAATCGAAGCTTAAATTCAGTATTCACGGAAACGGCAACAATGAGTAGTTGATGAAGATCAAAATGGGTATCTCCAATGATCCAGGGAGTATCGGCAGAGCCGACTATTTTGGCTTCATCGTCAGCATCAGCTCCATAAACTCCATTTCCGGATATTGCTTGAAACGGAGTTAAAGTATCTGCTGCCCAATCGTTCCCACTCTGATCAGCAGACTTACCAAACCATCGACCATCGCTATGCAAATGAATCTCAGTTTCTGTAGTTAAGTGTTTTATTTCTTCTAAAGTATCAATTCCATTTAGTACAAGACCCATGCTAATCTCCTAAATTATGTATCTGAAGCTCTTAATACATGCTGAACTTCAGCTCGTACAAGTGTAGATCCGTCGCCAACTTGAACGGAAACTGTAACGGCGACGTTCATTATATTATAGCGGTCGTTTAACTCTCGTAACTCTTTCCTGTAATTGTCAAACAACTCCTGTTGAGATACAGTCATCTGTTGATTTGGAACAACTTGTAATTCCTTCTGTTCCTGACCATTATCTTTTTTTTCTGCTACTCTTTTTGCTGCTGCCCTCTTTTGAGCTGCTGTTCTTTTTGCTGTCATGATATTGAAAACTCCTCTCTCACTAATTCGAATGCCTCTCGCGCAGATTGACTAGCTTGTTTCACATAATTTGCTTTATAAGCTGCAATTTCTCCTGTCGCTATCCTTGCCTTGAGATAATCCAGCTTGCTTTGAGGATTAGGTACTTCCACTTGCTCATCATCTACCATTTTGTATATCATTTCTGGATAGTTCCGCTCCTGAGCAACTCCATTTACAAACTGTTCTTCAGTAATTTCCTCGGGTGTTGTAATGGTTATTTCAAAAATTATTGTTGGCATTTTTCCATCCTTTCAATTTTTTCTAATTTATCTATAAACCACATCCAAAATTCGTTCCAATCTACAAATTCTCTTCCACATGTCTTTACAATTCCCTCCATATCTAAAACTAATAAGTCTTCTCCAGTATTTTTCACAACACTAAATAAATTCTCTATTTTAACATCCCCTATTTTTATGGGATCAGTTATTTCTGTGCAATCCATTTTTCTTTCCTAACTTGTAGGTGCATCGTAATAAGGCATCCAAAAGAAAGCACCGTTGATACCTACTCTAACGAATCCTTGAATTGTATTTCCAGTTGTCCAAGTTGTTATTGGATTAACGACGCTTGCTGCTGAAACTCCAATATAATCAACAAAATCTTCAGATACATCTCCTTGATCAAGTTTCAACACAGCGATTGCTCCTGAAGCATCTGCTTGATCAATATGTACTTGACCACCGACTGGAGTAATCCCGATACCTACTTGTCCATTGGAGTCAATGATTACTCTTGCTGACCCTGTAGTTGTTACAGTATCAGCAGCAGTATACAACGTTATTCTGGTTGCAGCATTTCCTGTCGCAGTGCCACCTCCAATATTCACATTATTAGTAGCTACTACGTTAGAGCAATAAATAGCCCATACAGGCTCTTCATCTGTATCAAAATGAGTTGCTCCAAATCTTAATAGCTTATCTGTATCATCTACTTTGGAGTCAGTCATTGTCAACATTCCATTAGTAACTGTAAGATTAGCTCTCCCACCGCTAAGATCGAAGACCATATTCGAAGCAGAACCAGTTCTACTTATTTTCAAAGCATCTGCTGCCCCGGCTGCCATAACTTCAAGCCGTGCATCAGGATCAGAGACACCTATACCAACATTCCCAACAAATGTAGATTGTCCACCACTTGGAGTTATACTAAGATAACCATCTGTATCTACTGCAAATGTAACGTTGTCTACATTATCAAATACGAGCTTAAGCTGAGTAGTTGGACTACGATAAGTTAAAATTCCTGAATCAACATAGAGAAATCCACCTCCCGCTGGATCACCAGTAGGAGCTGTGGTCATATTTCCAATAAACAATCCCCTGTCCATTGTCTGCCAGTTTGGGGCGGCGGCTGCGAGGAGGGCTATATTTTCAGTTGTTGGAGTTGCGTCTGTAAAAAATAAATGACTTATAGAGCCACCTTCAACTTGAAAATCTATGTCATTACTATTATTTTCATTAATAAGGAAATTGCCATTGATTACGGAAAATATCAATAAATTAGCGCCAGAAAGCAGCGCACGAAATTGCAATGCTCCCGATTCGGAGCCAGCAACATTAGACCGTATTTGCCCTCTTATAGTTCCATACGTAGTTACTGCTCCTGCATCATTATCTGCTTCAAATACCAATCCTATTGAATCGAAATTGGTATTGGTATCCCTATGTATTCTCAGCACATTTCCCTCTGTGCTTGAGATACGTACCTGCCCATCAGCTTCGACTACGAACCAATCGTAGCCGTCACTTGCTTCTCCTACGATTAAATCCGCCGTCTGTCCTGCAACGCCCTGTACAGCAAACTGGATGCGGTCACGCTGACCGTCTATGCCGAGGTAGGCGAGGTTTTCGAGGGAGCCGATAGTGATTGCGTTGTTTCCGGCGTCCGCATAGAAGAGGCTGGTATCAGTGTCACCCCGGATAAAAGTATTCGTGTCTAATAGTCCTGGGTTTATAACTATAGCTGGTGCGCTTATCGTCAAAAAACTTGTCACGGTTGCACCAAAGAAATTGGCGTGAATTTGTATTTCCCCTTGTTCTCCACCGTCTATACTGTTTACTATTCTGTTTACAATCGCACCGTATGTATGTACATTTCCTACACTATCATCAGCCTGGAATAACAGATCAATTGTGTCTGTATTGGTATTCGTATCCCTATGCAGCTCCAGCACAGTCTGTGAAGTAGTTGAAATTCCAGTCGGTGCTGTAGCATTATCGTTGAAAATCCCTAGCCGAACAACATTAGCAAGATCAACTCCCAAAGCTGTCTCAATAGCAACAACCTCATCTTGAAGTGAATTGACATGTTCTGCCCAGATCCACTGACCTGGACCGTCAACTTTCGGAGTAAATACTTTTACTGCTCCTGGATATGAAGCTGCCATAATTAGTGTACCTCTTCTAGAGTAACCTCAAGACCATATCGGATAGTGTCAGCATTAGTGTATGTAATCAAGAGAGCATCTCCGGGGAAAAGCCAATATTTTTCATCCGGAAACCATACTAGATCAACAACACTGAGCGCAGACAAATCTTGTCTAAGCAAAACAGTGTCGTAGCCTGAATCCAATCTTGAATTTAAGGTCACCAAAAAGTCTTGAGATGTAGTTGGAATTGCTGCCAAATGTAAAGTAAGACTGGATATTAAAGTCAATTTTATAATCGGAACAGCAAAAGCCATCAATACTGCTGCATTCTCAAAATCTTTCCGTATTACTTTTTGTCCATCCTTTATATCATAACGTGCAATTGCCATCATAACTCCTTAGGTAACATCTTAACTAACTGCTTGACACGACTATGAAACGAATGATACTTATGCACAAAGTCCTGTCCAGCTTTCGCTATAATTTCTCGCTCTTCAGGATGATCAAGCCAGTATATAATTTTTCTTTTCAAATCATCAAGTCCATCCCATTGGACAAAATGTTTTCCATCTACAAAACCCATATATTTTTCTACTTCAGGTATTTGTTCCTGCAACAAAAATGTTCCAGCATGTAATACTTGAAATAATCTATTAGACACATATGCAATTGAAGTTTTGTATTGATTGTCACTAATAGCAATCTTACCAGAACGATACAATTGCGCTCCCTTAGCAAAATCATACAGAGTAAAACCATCTGCCTTTACTTTCCTCCGCCACGTACCAAACAGCCCTGTTTTAAATGGTAGGGAACGAAGAAAATAGCCTAACTCGATTCTCGCAGAAGTATATCCACTACCTTGAAATATAATGTCATATGTATCTGGATAAGGCTCCAACCATTCATGTTCTTCAAATGAAACTTGCCAATACATCGAGTTTAAACTTCTTTGACGATAATAATTTACTACGTCTCCGGACACAAAAGTAATAAGATCAAACATTTCAAGTATTCTTTGATATCTAGGAGAGTATAATGACTGTCCATAGTCTCCATTCCAATTTACAAATGTAGCATCTGGAAATTCTCCCTTAAGAGCTTTCAAAACTTGTACACTCTCCTCAGAAGCATCCTGAAATTGAAATAAAAATACATGTGGTCTAAATAACAGAGATGTATACCAAAGATCTTCAATACTTTTTCTATAATCTACTTCAGTAACTGAAAAATTAAGCTTCAAAGCATCTCTTAATCCATACTTACTTTTCTTCTGAATAGCAGCATATTTCTGCTCATAAATTGGAGCGTAGACCATACGAATATTTGTTCCAATTGGATTTTTCACAGTAGGTATATCAATAACATGTGGACCAAGTCTATCTTTATTATCAGTCCACTTCTTCACCCAAGCTATGCTGTCAGGATGACCTTTCTTACCATTAGGATTATTAATTTCTCTCAATTCATCTGCACAAACTTTATCATTAATACAAGCGTATGGTATAGGTTCAACAGTATAACCCAGCTCATAAACATTACAGCTCAACTCATTATCGCCACCATATGTATGAAGATAATTTCCCCACCACCCAACCTTATCTCCTAACCATCTAGGAACCATACATATTTGACCATAATATTTAGATGCTTTCTTGCCTTTGATAACAACAGGCATCTCAGCTACCGTATAATCATCATTATATCTATTTTGGGCAAAACATCCAATTCCTATATGTGGATTATCCTGCATAAAAGCGAAACCAGCTTGAATACCCTCATATAGAAATTCAATGTCATCATTGGCTAAAATAACATAAAGACCAGCAGAAACCTCACATCCAGCATTAAAAGCCTTAACCGCTCCTAAAAGCTCACCTTGTTCAATAAGAATTACATCTTCCTGTTTTCTACACCAAGTAAGAGTTCCATCCGTACTTCCACCATCAACAATGATAAACTCATAATCTAACCCTACACCCGCTGAACGTCTAGCACTATCTATCATTTCGATTAGCAAATCTTTTCGATTATAAGTACCGGAAACTATTGATACATCCATATATTATGTCACTTTGCCATGATTATATCATTAGGATAGCTAATACTATCATGAATGGTTATTTCCAATTCGGGTATCTTCAACAATTTCTCCAACACTTTTTCCTTGGATACATCTTCCCAATTCCCGCTACCCATCAACCTACAATCATCAACAAGAATTATTGAACCAGGAACGAAATATTTTGCAACTACGTCAATCTCCGAGAGGAGAGGTACAAGTTCGGAACCATTGGTTGGAGCATTTCCAGCATGAGCGTCGAGCCAAAAGGTCATAGGAGAAGTCAGTGTAGGTAAAAGGCGACTCAACATAGCTGTAGATTCTCCATGATAAAGATATATGTAATCTAAGTCTGAGAACATCTTGCAGCAATTCTCATAACATCCTCTATCAACTTCAACAGAATGAATCTCAGGAAATCCTGTGTCAACGGCGAGCTGGATGCCTCCGCCGTCCCACGAGCCTGTCTCGACAAATATGAATGTGAGACAGTCAGCTAGAAGATCAACAGGAAGAGTACTCACAAGTTGTATCCTTACATACCTCGCCAAACTTTAGGAGCATAAACTTCATCTGCACGCTCCCAAAGAACAATCAGTCTATTATCAGGAAAAGAATATTGTATGATAGGCTCTGCAGGAAACCGCATTGCAGCGTGATGAATGGAAGCAGTCTCTCGAAGTTCTGCCCTGTATTTATCCAAAGAAGATTTGATATCATAATTTCGTTCACTTACTACTTCAACTTCAGCAGTATCCTCTGTTTCCAATTCTTCTGCAGCTTCAGCTTCAGACTCAATATCCGTAGCACTCGACACATCTACTTCAGGAACCCACTCATGAGGAATAACTTCATGCCTAGCTAACAATGCTCTAGCTTCTTCTCTAGATATCAAAGACTCATATTCTTTACCTTCTCTAGCTATAGCTGGTTTTGCTTCATAGAGAGATATAGCTACGTTCGCCCATGCTTGATCAACCGAAGCACTTACAAGATCACCTTGCTCGTCACGTTGATCAAAAACAAAGCTAAGTGATGTGGGAAGAAATTCCTGAAGTTGTTCTTGAAAACCAAGTGCAAACTCAAGACGACCTTTACCGGTAGCTTTTTCATGTTGAATTTCTACTTCCGAGCCTCTACCTAAAGCACCATATTGAACAGGATAAAATTCCGAAGCATCATATCCAAAGCACAAAGCATATGTATACATCAACATATCTGACCATACTTTAGCATCAAACCCAGCAGGTAGTTGAGATAGAGCGATTAACTTTGCGTCAATAGGAGCTCCAGAAGAAGCCAGAACGGCAAGTGCGCCGTAGTATTCATAACCGATGGCATCCAAATTTTCTTCCCTAGAACCCATTGCATCGAGCCATTGTTTCTCCCGTATCCCCTGGAGTAATAACAACCCTCTTGGAGCTCTTGCATCAAGCTGCTCTTGATCATGTGCAGCCATAGCTATGAACAATTTAGCAACATCGACACAACGACTAACGGCAGAGAGACCAAGTCCGTTGAACTTACGAATGATTGAGGGCATAGACATGACTCGAATATAATCTTTCGGTCTCCAGTTTATCTTTTTCCCATTTATAGTATAGTAAGTCAAAGGTTTAGCAGAATTTCCAGTAAGAATACATTCAGTTGGATCAACACAATATAACTTCCGTATTGGTCCATTTCTTCCTTCCCTGCCAAGCTCGGTAACTGACCCCATATCAGTTCCCCAAAATGATGTTGAGGACATAGAAATTGCAGGTCTCCACCCATACACTCCCGGAGCAGCCTCAAAATTATGAAGCATATTTGAATACCGAAGCACTTGATTCCTACCCCCTACTAATCTCCAACCACGATTCTTATCAATACTAACGGCAGAGCTAAGGATTCCACTGAGGTGTGGCTCTTTATGAACTAGCTCCTGCAGCCACTTATCTCGCTCCCTACTACTAGGACTGTATACGGGTTCATTATCTTCAGCATCTGTAGTCCAATTCATTATCTGTACAAAGAAATCCTGTGGAGAGACATTGACTTTAAATCTATCCTGATCCGAATAGTTTTTAGTGTCTCTAGTACGCTCTACAGGTTTCGTTTCAATTGCAAAATCATCAAATCCCATAACTCATCTCCTATCGTGCTGCTCCCATTGCCCATCCACCACGTGAGAAATCAAGCCAGTTGCAGAAATATCTAGCAGTATCCATGCCATGATCATTTGCCTTCAAAGGCTGTTCTTTCAGTTTATGGTCTTTCCAAATATATCCATCATATTCTTGTTCACTACAAACTGGAAGAGATGCTTCTGCTAATTCTGGATCTACATTTAAAACACTGTCTCTAATATAGACTATCTCTGGAGCTGTATTTTTTCCTTTAGGTTTTAGTCGAACTTTAACTTGCTCAATACCATCCAAAACATTCTTGATAGCAGCTTCAGTACCCATTTTCAAATGTCTTTCTAATGTAGCTCGTCCCTCTGCATCCCAATCACAAATTATTGTACTCGGAGTAGGTTCATGATTGGCTTCCTTCCAAGATAAAATCTGTCGAGCTGCATCTTCTACTAATAGCTGTGTTTGATAAATCTCAGCTATCCTATAAGCTACGTCATTCGGAGAAATCGCCCAACATTGCCAGACGAATGGGTTTATAAATCCAAAGTCTACTACCCATACCCTCTCCCAATCTGACCTAACTTGTACTTCATTACGATTTAGCAAATGAAGAGTTGGATCCCACTCATTATAAATTAATCCCTCTGCTGCTGCCCAAATTCCCTTGTACAGTCTCAGTTTTCTTACCCCCGTGAGTCTCTGTAGTTTCAACATATACTGGTTCCCTTTTTCTGTCCACTCTTTTGTTACCTGATCAAACAGAACTGGATTATGTTGATGTTTTGAATAAATCATTTTCAAAAACCCTTTGTTCTCTCTGGCTTTAATCCAATGCCAAGGAACATCGGGGTTGCAGCAGCCGACTACCTGATTATATGATACTCGTCCGAAACGGCAGCGAGTCGTAAGTGCTTCCCAATCAGTCTCTGTCAACTCAGTAGCCTCCATAGCGTAGATTAAATCATACTCTGTTGACATGATTTTGCTCCACTTATCCATCCCTGCTACAACTATTTTACTTCCATTTACATATCTGAATTCCTGTTCTGCTGTCCGCCACTTTACAGTCTCATCTACCGGTAGTACAAATTCTCTAAAAGTTACCAGCCCTGATTGAGTAAGAGATTCTCTTGTCTTACGGATTAACAATGACCGCATTCCATCATACTTTGAACTCATGAGGTGCATTTTTTCTAGCCATGATCTAGATTTCCCAGTACCACTAGGTCCCTCCACCATGACTTCTGGTTCTCTATTATAGAAAGCTTCAAGAGCAGAACCATAAGGCTGATAAGGTCTGCATCTTTTATCAATCTCAGCGAGATTTATGTTCTCAGTTAATACTTCAACTTGACCGGTCATTATATCATTTCTTGATCAAATCCTGCATACACTTTGACAATATTAATTTGACCAAAGTTAGTAAGCTCATTTTGAGCTCCTCCATCAATGTGATGACCCATAAACTTCACTACTTCAAGCCATTGTTTGACATTTCCTTCTTCTATCATTAATTTTGTCCCATCAGCGAAGTAAGCTTCTCCTCCGGTGACTAAATCCCATAACATAATAGCAAGATACTCACTGAACAGCATCTTTTTCCCGCCCATTGCATCAACGTAAATTTCCTTCTCATGTCCAACATCTCTGATGTGCTTCGCTATGAGACGTCGGGGAGATTCGGTTTTGACTTTTGTGGGAACAGGAATAATTTCAACGTTGTTCATATTTATATTATACCATAGAATGGGTCGGGTCGCTAAGTTGGTGAGAGGGCGTGAGAGATCTTGACAATGAGGACATAGGCAATGTGCGTCAGAAGGCTGTGCAAATTCGTCCAGAATTTTCGGGGTGGAGGCTCTGCATCCCCGGGGGCTGTAGCCTGTTTACGCCAATTTTACGTAACGTTTACGCTGAGTTTACGGTATTGCGTATTGCAATTTGTTACACTGTTATTGTGTGTTGCACGTTAACAATTTAGCGCAAGCCCATGTACATGTGGTTAGGGTATTGTAGGCAAGTTAGGGAGATGCTTACTGGCTGTAATCGTAGGGTCGTGTACAAAGTTTGCCCTAATACAAACTATAGGAGTAAACAAAGTGACCACAAGTAAAAGTAAGACAGCAACAAGGCTTGAGAAAGCCACAGCAGAGGTACAGGGAATTAAGTATGTTGCAATCAAAGAGTATGCAAGTGTACTAACACCTGAACAGCTTGTACAGGTAGACACCATTAAAGCAATGGGTAACGTTCCCAGTGTTGTCAAGTGTATAAGGTGTGGTAAGTTCACTGTACGTGACAGCGCACGGGCACGCTTGACCGGTGATCTGTGCCATGCACATCTGCTGAAAGGCAGGGGTAAAGACGCAACCGCCGCACACAAGGCGGAGATGACAAGGGAACGTGTAGCAGACAGTGTGCTGATACCCACAATGCATAATGTATGCTTGCGACTACAAATACCAGTAGGCGCAATGGTGCGTGCTACTGGTGGGGATGGTTTATTCGACCCTCCTGCAACTAGCAAGTTGCAAACGTATTTCGGAACAAAGCCAAAAACCCGCCATGTTGTAAACGGGAAATTTGCTACCAGTGCGCAGGGCTTGTTAGCTATAAGCCAATGTGCAAAGCGCACAATAACCCGCTCCCCAAGTGTGCAAAAAGATTGGGACAACGTGCAGACAGGCAAGGCTGTAGTCAAGATAGCAGGGGAAGGGCGCAAGGCTGTAATCACAGTAGTACCAGTGAAAGCTAATGCCAAGTAAGCAAATATTGTACCAGTTCGACAACCTGTTGGGCAAGCTTGAACACTACGAGTACATGTTAGCATGGGCAAAAAAGTATAGTGACTACCAAACACAATACACTTACGCTTTACAAATTGCCCAAACTTGGGCAAGCATACGCCAAACAGCAAGCAGGATAAGATAACCTACAACGTGCAACATACAAGGCAACCCACTGGCAACAGTGGGTTGTTTGCGTTATACAACCCAAGCAAGCCCTAGACCCACCCTAGTTTATGACGCAAACCAGTTTACGACCCCAACCAAATGGGTCTGCAAACTGGTTTATCTTCCAAACTGGTTTGTCTCGCAAACTAGTCTATCTCGCCAACAAGTCGTGTTTCAACCTTCCATCTCGCAGCCAACAAATCGCCAAATAAATACTCTCGCGTATGATTTGTCGTTTCAAAATAAATAAACTCGCGTACGATTAACTAAATAACTCGCGTACGATCTACCCATCTCAAAATAAATCTCCGCGTACGACTAATAAAAATTCTCGCGTACGACTTATCATTTTAAAATAAATAAGTTCATGTACGATTTATTATTTTAAAATAAATAAGTTCATGTATGACTAATAAAAATTCTCGCGTATGATTAGGCATATCATTTAAGAAATCCTTGCGTATCATCAAAACGTTTACGTAGGATTTATTACCCCAGGACTTAGTTTGGGGTATACTATAGTTAGGAAATAAATTAGTTTTATGAAATGGGTAAAATGCCCGAAAGGTAAAAATTATGGAAACACTTTATGTAGCAAGTCCTAGTAAATGGGTTGCCGAAATTACGGCGGTTACAAAACGCGAACTTGTAAACCACTACGGCGAAAACCCTGCCACCCTAAACAACGCCGAAGTTGCCTTATGCTTATACGACAACCCCAACCACAATTGGGACACGGTACTAGGCTTTATCCAAGAAGACCCTGCCAAATACAAAGTTTTCACAATTGGTTTTCTCGGGTTAGTATGGTTGTCATTTATGGCAGCTTGGTCGTAAAACCAACCAACGGCAGGGTTTACGAAATGTAAGCCCTGCCCAATAATTTCTTAGAGGAGATGCAAAATGCAAGCTGAAATGGCTTTTCTCGTAAGTGTAGTGTATATTTCATATATGCTGCTACAATTCATAGGGTAAATCATGATTGAAATACACATAAATGGTATCACGTTTTGGTTCAACAATGAAAATTGGCTACCAGTATCGTTTATACGTATCTGGTTAAACAGGGCTGACGACACCCCACAATTTCCTCCACGAAACTAAGCCCCAATCTCAGGCAAGCCACTCAGGAAATGGCTTGCCTCTCTTTTTGCCTACCAGTTTCGTGAATGACCACTGAGGGTAATTCATGAATGACTAAATTCCTCACGTACGATTTTCCAAATCTACTTTGAAATAAATTCTCACGTATGATCAACAATTCACGTACGATCAAACATTCGTGTACGATTAAAAGTTCACGTACGACTGAAAATTTTACAAAAAAAATCTTCGCGTATGACTGGCATTCATATATGATTAGGAACTCATATACGAGCGTACGACTCGTCCAGGCTTTTACGTAGGATTTATTACTACAGGACCCAATAGGGGCTATAATATAAATAAGACTAAATTTATTTTATGAGTTGGGCAAAAAAGCCCGAAAGGTAAAAAAATGTATCACGAAGTACACGCATGTTTCAACAAAGGTAGCAAAATCGCGTTAGTACAAGTTATTCTCACAAATAACAAATACATTCGCGAACAGCAGTGGCATCTCGAGAAGCCCATTAAAATCACAACAGAAATGGTAAAAGACGACCTGTACAATTGCGCAGGGTCGCACAGCTGGCAGGTCTTTGAAAAATTCATATATGACTTCACAGCCCCGTACCCTTTCAACAAGCCTTACGACCCCAAAAGCAAGTGGATCATAAAGCTACTTGGTATTTTCGGGCTATGGGTTTCAATTGTGTTGGTCACCGACGACGCCACACAGTACGAACCCATAAAGTAAGTCTTGGTAGGGGGTACAAGCCAATTTCGCGGAAGTTGGTTTGTAGGGTCTACCAAGACCACAAAATCATAAAGGAGTTCAAAAATGAACGGCAAGGTCATAAAAATACAGTTCGGTGATTGGCTCGAGGACGTGCTAAACAGCAATCTCGAAGCCAATTGTGTCAAGGTGGGGCATACGTCCCACACAGGCACAAACGAACTCTACGTTGAGTTTGGGTTAAGTGACCCTAACTACATGAAGTTTGTAGCAAAAGGTTCGTGGGACGAAATACGTGTACAGCTCGCAGAGGAATTCGGCTACGAATTCACTGGTGTTCAGGACTGGGTACTACCCAATCTTGAGGTTTACATTGAAACTGGCGTACAGGTAAACGTCACAGTAAACTGGCATGGTACGAAGCATGTACACCGTGGTCAGGAAACGTACAACTACGAGATCATGGTAAACGAAGGCTACGGGGTCCACTACTGTAACAAGCTCAACGACTGGGCAACAATTCGCAAATAAAGTCTTGAAAGGGGGTACAAGCCCAGGTCGTGAGAGCTGGTCTTGTGTAGCCTTTCAAGGCTAAAATCAAATATGAAGGAGTAAATCATGTTAGCCCAACTCAAACGTGAAATTAAGTACGGGGTCGGTGCAAAAATTCGGTGCTGGCTGCTCAGTCATGACTGGCGTCTCGATGACTACTGGGACGAAGGCATGTTCAATCACATGTGCGCTCGCTGCGAAAAGTCAGCATACTTTGAATCGCAGCAAGACGACCCAGGTCCGGGATACAAACGCTGGTACGAAGGTATGTAAGGTCTTGAAGGGGGGTACAAGGTAATTTCATTGAAGTTATCTTGTATAGCCTTTCAAGGTTAAATAATCTAAAAGGAGATTATCATGAAATGCCCACGTACAAAATTCTGTAACGGAAACGGCAAGCACATAACCACGCTCACAACTGATTACAACTTAGTGACAAAATTGTACAGGTGTGAGAACTGCAAGTTCCGCTTTGCCAAGTCCTCGTACCCCGAACGCTCGTAGCACATGAGCTCGTACCCTTATTAACTCACAGTTTATTGTGGTACGAACCTATATGGGGTATACTATAGTTAGGAAGTTAATTAGTTTAGGAAATGCCCAAAATGGGCGAAGGAGTAAACGAAATGTCTAAGCAAGACCCCCTATACACTCTGGATATGGGTATGGCAAGTGATGCAACAGGCGATGCAATGCACCCTGTCATCTACCTGTACCCACACGAAGACCCCCACAGAATCCAAGTTGAAGCCAAGCTGTGGGAAGGCACAGGGCTATACCACCAAGACGAAAAGGTGTTCGCCCTACTGCTGGTAAGTCAAGAAAGGTTGGAGATCGCAAAGTTTGCTTGCCGTAATATTCTCCGTATAATACACTTCTATGCGGAAAATGGCGTATTCGTAGAACCCAAAAATTTCACAGCAATTGTGAACTTTGGTTCACGACAAGGGTACGAGGTCAACGATTTCGCGGATTTTGTACTCCTCACCATAATGCTTTTCACCCAACACCCCGACGCTTGCAAAGCTAATGTTCACGAGGCAGTTGGCAAGGCGACCTTATTATGGGAAACCCGCATATGCGATCCTTGTGCAAGTTTTGAGAAGTTAGGCACAGCGAGCTTCTAAATCTTGAAGGGGGGTACAAGGCAATCTCGTAGAGGTTGTCTTGTATAGCCTTTCAAGGCTAAAACTAAAATAAGGAGAATTACAATGTCAGAACAAGAAATACCCCCGTACCAAATCCCAGACTACCTTGCCAAGTGGGTCGGAAATGACCCTGTCCATGAAATTGTTAGCGAAAAAGCAACTATGAAATACTATTGTGAAGACGGGCAAATTTTGGACGACTCAGGCTATCAGTCTGGTGGTCTCATAGTAGTACAGTTACCTAACCAGACTCCAGGTGGCTATTTCTACTGCCGGTATCCTGAAACAGCAGTTTCATGGATGCTTACCCATAAGCTCGTGGATAACCACGACATTTGCTTTTACCACGCCGACGACCCGTATGATTTCAGCTTATTAGGCGACGACGGTATTAGTGGAAAAGCCTACATAGTCTTAAGCCACCTTCACGATGGGATTTCATCAATGTTGTGGCACGACCACTTACGGGAGGCACACCTAACTTCCGAACAGGCAAAGTTCATTAGCGAGTGGGTAGGGTATCAATACGCATAAGTCTTGAAAGGGGGTACAGGCAAAGATCACAGATCTTTTCCTGTATAGCCTTTCAAGGCAAAAACTAGAAAGGAGGTATCAAACAATGGAATCGCAAAAACCCAAAGAAGTTACACTCGACGAAGCCCTGGCAAAAGCCGAGGCGAACCAGCCGGTATATCTCATTAAAAACCCGATGAAGATACGGCAAGAACCCACAGCAGATCTCGGTAGCCATGTCGAAAGCGAAGCTATCCAGAAAGCCAAAAAGAAGAAGCGCAAAGTCGCGAAGAAATCTCGTAAGAAGAATCGGCGTAAGTAATCAACAACGGAGGATCAAATGACAGCAATTTATAACATTCCGACACATGGCGGGGAAGGACACACAACCTACGAAGAAAGCCCCATGTGTCAGACCTGCCTATTGAGTTTCGTAGGCGGAGACGAAGATAAGCTCGTAGCCTGGTGGGTTCGTGACACAAACGAGCCTTGCATAAATGAAGATAAACCTACTTGTAAGGACTATGATGCTGACCGCAGATTACGAGAAAGTGGGGCTTACACAATCAATAGAGGAGGTTGTCAAGTACGCAAGAGACGTAAAGGTCCTCCCTGTAAGTTATAAATCATGCAGAGAGCTCGTACGGTATGATCACTCGTACGGTTACAGGCTCGTATGACCTCTCGCATGACGGAACATAAACTCACTCGTACAAATGTTTACGTAGGATTTATAGTTCTAAGATCCGAACTAAGGTATAATGTAATCAGAATAAACTATAGCAAAAGGAGAATATAATGTCAGGACCAATTAATTTCACACCTGGAAATCAAGAGGCTCACATTGAGCAATTTCCGACAGGAAAGCCCGACGAACCTGCAATCGCAGCTTTTGGAGCTTTCAAAGGTCGCCCATATTTCGAAGTACACAAGCTCTACAGCAGGGATGACGGCAGCGTCCATTACGGCAAACAACTTTGTCGAGTGGACGTGTCCTGCGCCCGCAAGATGGCAGAGGCAATCCTGCGTAGCGTTGAGAGCTGGGAAGAGGCTATCCAACCCGTTCCAGAACCATTTGATTCAAGCAAGTAATTTGAAAAGCATGGGGGGATTTAGCTGAAAGTCTATGAATAATCGTGGGCTTTTAACTAAATAACAAAAGGAGAAAATAAATGAAACAAAACATTATAATCAAAATATCCAGGAAGCTTCGTATGAAAAATCTGAAAATACGATGTTCTGGATGTGGGAAATATAGGTCTCGAGAGCAATTGGCAATACGCTCGTACGGTTTTATCTGTGGAGACTGCTGGTACGCATGACGCCTTAAAATAGGTCCGTGAGCCGTTACTACTGTTTACTACTTTTTAAATACTGTGTTTTTAGGGTCAAGTTTATGATATACTACTATGATACTGCCCAGCCTAGTCAAGGGGTAAAAGCGATACGGCTTACGGTACTAGGTTATAGCGTCATGCAACCATGTAAATGACGCCATAAAGTGGTCCTGTGCTCCCTATAAAACACAGTATTTAAAAACAGGTAAACACTACTAACGGCTCACGGACCTAGCTTATGGCGTCACCCAACATTACGCTTATGAAGACCTTTTCCACCACCATTCCCATACAGACGTCCCCATACCCCACCGCTTCGCGGGAGGCATTTCCAAATCTCTCAACTACCTTACAATCACCACCTATAGGAGAAACATTATGTCAGATGAACACAGAATATCTTTAGAGGACCTCAGTAGAAAATTGGCAAGAAAAAAAGGAACCATTGGGCTCGTAGGAAAAATATTGGAGACACAAAACAGTACGATTAAGCTACTTCTAGTTGTGCAGGAAGCAAATGTCGCTTCAATTAAAGAATTAGAAGAAAGGATTACGTTTATCGAGAAAACCTCGTTCCCGTACGTGCCGTAAGTTCCCACCCATAGGAGAAACATATGCTAAAAGAATATAAAAGAAGGAAGCAGGCACTTCTCGGCGACATTATCAATTTGGAGGATCGGATTAAGGAGAAAAGGACTAATCTGATTGCGCTTGAGGTTTTAATCAAACACTATACGAAAAGAAAAACTGCTAAGGAACCTCACACTTGCCGTACCTGTGGAGAACGTTGTGATTATTGTTAGCAGAAATATCCTCGACCCTCGCTCTGCGAGTCTTAAGATCACCATCCATAGGAGAACAATATGTCTGAACTAGAAAGAAAAATAGAAGAGACGCAAACTAAAATTTCAAGGCTGAATAGAGATATATCTGGGGCTTTGGGGACATTACATAGGCTCATGTGTACAAAGGATACACTTACTCTGAAAATGTATAAGTTGAAGAGTCAAAGAGAGTGGATGCCTGGATGTAATAGACCATACCCTACCTCAACCTGAGCCTTACCCACTCACTCCCTAGCATTTGGAGCCACAAGATCACTACTGTTCGTACCCTATAGGAGATAAAATGAAGATACAATTTATAACTGATGCAGGAACTATTGTTCAAGAGATGGAAGATATACAGGACTGGGAACTGTCCAAAAGTATAGCTCGAGCGTTCTTTACATCTGAGGTCGAAGAAGCGATTGCAAAGACGCTCAAAGAAGAGCAGATTGAGAAAGAGCAAGGAATTGTTTGAAATATACTCGTATCCCCAAAAGGAGAATATTATGTCAGAACAGCTGATTCAGATTCAATTAGACATACTGGAGAAAGCTATCGAGGAAAAGCAGGAACGATTAGATGAAATAGATGTTGAGATGTGGGACATGCTCTTGGAAAAGACTAAGATTAAAAGTGATTTGATCACGCTTTGCCGTAAGCACGAAGAAATACGTAAGTAAGGAGTTTCAAATGATAGTACATAGACTTTGGATAACAGATGTTAAGGTCAGACAAACCAAGCTCGGTAACAGGAAGAAGACTGAGTGGACTGGTTGGTTCTGTTTGGATTTATTCCTCTGTTCATTAAGACTATTAGCGTCGAGTACAGGTACTTGTAGTTCGTATCGTTCCAAAATGAGATCCTTGCATAATGAATTGATCTATGGTATAATAGTAGTGGAAAAATAAAAAGTAAAGGAGAGTAATATGTCCGAACAAGATATACAAGTTCTGTTAGATGTACTTGAGAAAGCTATTGAAGACAAGCGGAAGCGTCTTTTACGAGTAAATCAACGTCTTTTCCAAATAGATCAAGAAGTGTTCGATCTACTGATTGAACAGACGACGTTGAAGAGCGATCTGACAACGCTCCGTCGCAAGCACGAGGAATTACGTAGATAAGGAGAGTAATATGTCATTGGCAAAGCAATTAGAGCTAACCACTAACAGACGACGTCAGCAAGAATTACGTAAAGAAATACAGATGCTTGAGCTGATAATTAAGAAGTTATGTTATCAGTCTAATGCTGCTAACTGCGAGCTTGATGTTGTGATCGAGTTGAATCTTAAAATTCAAGCTCAGAGAAAGCTGATAAGTCGAAAAGACAAAATGATACGGAGGTTAGTTAGTCGAGAAGGAATTCTTCTGAGGATGAAGGTATGAGGATTCATTTAGAAAAATCTGACTATGCAAAAAGTGTAGCAGAGATAGAAATGGAGATTATTTTAATTCTAAATCGAAATAACGTAATTTGTCCTCGCTGCCATACCTTTGATCATGGGGGTTGGTCAATTATTATTAGGGATGAACTATTAGCTTCGGAGGATATCCTTCAAAGTAAAGGATATTGGTTAGTTTGGTGTAGATGCTTCCATGTATTTAGATATAGTCCACAAGCAAATCTTACTTTAAGAATATCCGGAGGAAAGATATGTACAAATCTGTGAAGCACTTGCATAATGACTTGATCTATGGTATAATAGTATTAGAAGAATAAAAGCAAAGGAGAACAATATGGAGAACAAAATAATTTTGGAACCAGTTGAATGCACGAATGGTTTATACTCCGTTCAGGTTGTGGAGTATCGAGACCAGTACAGGGAGAGACCGTATAATGTTCAGTGTTTATCTTCTTCGAATAATAAGATAGTATCATATAGTTGGGAGCTGTCTTTGCAGGACGCGGTTGAGAAGTTCAACAAACTCGTTCATAGACCAGCTACACCGCAATCAATAGTTATGCTTGCCGTTCGGGATGAAAATGCAGTTTGAAATTTGGGACGAGTCAGAAGAATTTACTCGAGAGATATGGAACAAACTAATAGATAGGGTAAGAAAAAAGGAGAAACAAATGTCAGATATAAAATATGTAAAGGATTTCCCAATTAAGCTGGAATCAAAGAATCAAGCAATTTACTATGATACGGTAAAATTACTCAAAGTTTGTATCCGTCACACAGCCCATATGTTCCCTGATAGTTATGTAGCTCATTTTAACTCTCTGGAAAAGTTGGAAGATAATGTTGCTGACAATCTTAACGGTTCGGGATATGAACTGCATGGAGAGCTAACTTTGTATAGACAATGCACAAAATGTGAGGAATGGAATTTGATTGAGTGGCTCTATTGGTTTGCTTCTGGGGAACTTTGTAACGATTGTGTTGATGCCTGATTCCGCCCTTACCCAACTCGAGCATGACCTTGCCCAATGTCTCCAATCTATCAAAGAGACTCAGCTTCTAATAACTTATGGTCGCAGCTTGCAGACATATTCGGGTTTGAAGACTCGACTGCAAGATCTACACAAAGTCAGAGTTGCCATTTTGGATAGATTAAATAAGGAGAAACATGTATAATATGAAGATTCCGCTTATGGAAGATACGCATAGAGAGCAATCGGACAGACTTATTACGGAGAAACTTACTGAAATAGTTTTTGATTTGACTAAGAAATATACGGAAGTCCTTCGAAAGTATCGTATTGCAGGATTCAAGTGTAGTTGTTCCAAAGAAGAGTGGGCTGAAGTACTGAACGACAAAATTGTTCTTGAAGATGCTATAATATATTTCAAAGCTACTCTACGATATATGCAAAGATCAGTAAACAGGATTGACCCAGCTGAAGGAGACTAAATAGTATGACTCCAACAAAGAATGTTTTTGAGCTGGGAGAACCTCACGGAAAAGCTCAATTAAAAGCGATAAAGGATTCAGTTGAGTTCTTATATGAACTTATGGATGATTGCGCTAAAAATATCGACTATTTGGTAGCGAAACTTGCAGATAATTCAATGATAGTTCCAGAACGAGTAATATTACTCAAATTTCTGCTTAATAGACGGTTGATGCAAGAAGCTTTAGTGGACGGAGCAAAGCAGTCTTTAAAAGTATATCGAAGAATGCTAAAAAGAAATGAACTATTGAAACGTTCGGAGGAAGAATAGTATGTATGATAAAATGAAACAAAGAGATGAACTTATAGACCTTCTAGATCAAACTATTAGGAATATAGGCATTCAGAAATTCCTTTTGAGTATATGCTCAAAGGACGATTGCTCAAATTGTTCAAGTGGTGAAGAAAAAAACCTGGAAGACTTTCTGGAAGACTACCTAGAATTAGCTCAAAGATTGACAAATGAGATAGAAGAAATTGATAAACTAGTTAAGTGTAACTGATGTATGGGATTACTAATTCTCAAAAGTTAGCTTTGATTCAGCGTATTAAAGTTCGCATACGAATGCTTATAGATTTAGATGGAGAGCATTTGAATTCGTGTTTTACAAGTGATGATAATGGCAGAAATATAAATCTTTGGCTTGAAGCTAAAGATATAGACTTAAGGAAAGGAGATATTGTAACTCTAGCAGGTATTGGCTTCTATGGAGAATACGAAGTTCTAAGTAAAGACTTAGGTGACGGAATTAATTTGAAATTACGTAAGATCATTTTATAAAAGATAAAGGAGAAAATTGATGTCTATAGTGAATTTTTATACAGCAACGGAAGTAAAGCCTGACACCGTATTTGTCTCAACTATAACTTGCCACATAAACCACGTAGATTATGAAACCAGTACGGTCTGGATACGTTTGTATCGCTGCCCTTATCCCAATCCACAAATAAGTAGTGATGGAGTACCTCAAGGTGACCATTGCGGAAATGATGTTGAAGTTGCCAAAACACTCTATCCTATTCTACGTAATTTTGAAAATATCAAGGTTATGTAAAGGAGAACAAAATGAACGATAAGAATTTATGGCTTGATGATCCAGGAGTTTTGGCGAAGAAATATCTTAAGACATGTATCCCTAAACTCCAAGAGCAAATGGTAGTTTTAGAAACTATACAGAATGAAATAAAAGCTAATTATGCGGAAGAGATTGGATATTTAAGGTGGACTATCGGACTTAATCATACTCTACTAGAATGTCTAATAAATATCCTAAGAGTAAAAATCTCTAACCCTACCGTTGCTGAGCTACGAGAGCATCTAATGGATCTACACACTCAACTAAATCTCTCGGACACAGTTTATGATACACGAATACGGATTCGAGCACATATTGCAAGACATGTTAGGGACTTGAACAAGCTAACAGAGTTGGATCACGAAGGAACGGAAGTAGAACCAGGTCTTTTGGACAGTCTGGTCGAGGAAGGTATTTTAGAAGAAGGTTGGGACGAAGAACCTGATTTCTTGGATGGTACATAATGACTGACTGGACTCGAGCTGACTGGAAAAGAGTAGCACAAATACGATTGTCGAGAATTTCAGAGCTTGAAAAAGAAAAGTCTGAGCTACTCGAGAAATTAGATGAGGCGGAGGCAAGGATCAGGATAGAACTTGAACCTAGAATAGAAAGAGAAGAGAAAATGTACGACATTGATGCTCTAGAAGGTTTTGGGGATCCTTGTTTCAAACATGGAATGGCTGGAAATTGCGGACCAGACTGTGAAGCTTACGGAGATAAAGAGGAGTGTAAAAATGGAGAAGAATAATGAAGGTTTACATGATATTTGTAAGAAGTGTGGTTTCTACGAAACTTGTGAAGCAGAAGGATGTTTCATTATTGATCATATAAACAGCCTGGAGCAAAAGGTTGAGTGGTTGAAGAGTGAACTGGAAAGTTACAAACTTCAAAATAACATGCTACAAAGTCTTGTTCGAGCAACCTCTTCTGATCTGACCGAAAAACAGGAAAAATAATTCGTCCAGCCTTTTACACAAACTTTACGTACATATGACCTTGTATATGGTAGAATAAATTAAGTGGAAAAATTCCACTGGAAGGAATTATCCGAAATGGAAACAGAACATATTACAGTCACGGCAAGTCCAGAATTATTAAAACTGATGAGCCGTACCCTGTACTCAATGGATCACCCAACAATTTGGGTGCGAGAAATTGGGCTGCAGAATGCCGTAGATGCGGCGAAAGCTGCTGGCAGAGAGCCAAAGATCAGGATAAAAATAGAGCGTGTAGAAGATACATTGTTTATGGAGGTTCAGGATAATGGTTGCGGGATGGATATCCCAACTCTTCGCGACGCTTATTTCTGTCTAGGGGCTACAGCTAAAGGAGAGCTTGACGACTCCGGGGGTTTTGGAGTCGCTGCTGCCGTTGAGCTATCTGGTAATGATTGGAGTGTACGAACAAATGATCTATACTACACTCGAGCTATGATGGAGAAAGGCAAGCCTGTTGAGCAAGTTGAGCTCCAGAAAGGAACGACAGTAACTTGTGTTACAGACTCATTTGACAAATGGAGCTGGGAAGATCAAATTATCAGATTGATATATTCCAGTGAAGTAGATATCCATCTTATTCTTATTGGTGGGGATGGAACGATATTACTGGATGATCCACATGCAGGAACGGGAAGATTTCCTAAGCTATCCCGTACCCCCCTGCTCGCTACTGAGAATGGTAAGGATGAGAATGGTAATCTTTGGGAAGCTTCTGGTTCACAGAAGATGACAGCTCCTTTGAGCAATAGTCTTACTGGATATGCTTTCTTTCGTCTTAATGGTCTTACTCAATTCTGGAAATATTCCAGTGTTAGAACTACGGTACTTTGGTTTGATATAACAGCTAAGAATCGTCCAGGAGAGGATTATCCTTTTACCATGCCTCGAGAATCGTTGCAAGGCTCAATGAAAGATTTCCTCACCAAAGTTCTTGAACGACATACAATTGATCACAAAACAAGTGAACGACATATTGTGAGTCCTCATAAACCTTCAAAAGAAGTTCGAGCAGGAGCGTTTCTTCGCTCAAAGCGACACCATGAGGGAAGATTATATAATAATGATCCAGACCTTCAAAACTTTGGTATTGAGTTAGATAAAGATGAAATAATTGAGCAAGTTAAGGAGATGATGGAGCAATTCCCCAAGCACAATCAAGATAAAGCCTCAGAGGTTATTCACAGAAAGATCATTGATAATCCTGAAACCGAAGAGCCTGAAAATATTCCTGATGCTCCCCCTACCACACTCGATGGTCTAGCCCAGGTTCTCGTGCATGCTCCTGCAAAACAAGTTGAAACTATTCGTGACGAACTTGTTGATGCTCTAACAGAATATATGATTTTCTTAGACTGTTACGACACGGACAATCAAGCAGAGCTGGCTTTCGATGCAGAAGTACTCGATCTGTGGAAAGAGCTCATGTGGATTACGGCAGAGCCAGAGGAAATCTTTGGTGTTGGTCTCGTGCATAAGTACGGGGTTACAGCCACCAGAGGTTACGAAATGAATACTCCGGTTTATCAGCTCAATCCTGAAGTATTTCGGAGAATAATGCCTGGAACGGCAATGGGAGTAATCCTGACCATGTGGTCAATGGCTTGCCACGAAGCTGCACATTTTCGAAGCAGTACTCATGATGAAGCTTTCTCGGATGCAGAGTTCATAGCTAACTGTGAATCTGCCCATCTGTTAGAGTTGAATTGGAAATTATTGATACAAATTGCAAAAAAGATTGTACGTTTAGAAAAGAAAATTGTATAGGAAAATAATTGGAGAGGTAATGAAAATCATAAATAGATTATTATGTAGATTTGGGATACACTCGTATACAAAATGGGATAACTGTTTCATTACAATGCAAGTACGATTCTGTATTCGATGTAATATTCGTAGAATTCGGTCAGTTAGTTTTAGAGGAGAACAAAATGAGTAGCATAGATCTAGAAGAAGCAATTAAAGATATTGAAGCTGGGGATCAAGTAATACGAGAGCATGAGGAAAGTCCTGGGGATTACTATCAACGCTCTATAGCTTGTTCCCTCGCCGTCATCGCCGAGGAGTTGAGGATTATGAATCAGAACTCCGCCAGTACCCTTGTCGAACCTGAGCCTACTACTCACATTGCGTCCATAATGGACGACGCTGATGAAGTAGCTAAGGATTTATTGGATGAGAGCTACGCAGATTTGACTCCTGAGGGACAACGTAGAGTACGAGAAAGAATGTATGAGCTAGGATACGGAACTCGGAATATACCTCCTGTATTCGGTTTAGGAGAATAATCATGAGAATAGTTGAGGCAATAAAAGCTCAAATAAAAGCTCAAATGGCTTGCTCAAAAGCAAAACGAATGGTCAGATTGAGCGAGCGAAAAGTGAAGGAGCTTCGAAAGCTACGAAGAAAAGTAGAAAGACCTGGACAGGGTTGGGGACCTTGGTCTCGGGAAATAAAAGCTGCAGAGTGGACTAAAATGTATTTTGAACGAGAATACATACAAGCTCAGAAAGAACTTAAAGAGAGGATATATGGGAAAAATAGCTGATTTACGTTGTGATTTATTTGAATTGACCAGAAGAGTATCTTGTTTGGAGGATGAAGTAGAAAATTTATCTACAGGGAGTATCTCCGGTTTAAAATCAGCAATATCCGAATTGCAAAGTGCAAATGCAGACCTAGAAAGAAACTTGGAGTCAGTGACGAAAGAATTGGAGAAAGCAAAAGAAACTGTCTTATTCTCTCAAACATCTTTTGCTAAATTATTTCAAGCTGTTCTTGAAGATTTTCCTGACTGGAGTAAAAAATGGAGATTCGCTCCAGTAATAGAAAAAGATAGGCAAGAAGAACATACAGTCATATGTAGTTTATGTACTATGCAGTCAGAGATAAATTTTTCACATAAAATTGAGTCATATACATGGGAGACTGGTAAAGATCCTACGGCAAGAGAAGAGGGATGGACAGTGAGTCGTTTTTACAGGGATGCTTTTCCTGCTAAATGTCATATATGGGTATGTCCGAAGTGTACGGCGGTAGAAGCAAGTAGGCAGTAAATTATAAAGATAATAGTTGTAACCAGAAGGAGTTTGGAATGAGAACTAAAAAGAGATATGTGTGTGAAATTTGCGGTTACGAGTCTAGCGATGATGCTAGAGTTTTGGAATGTGAGGAAGCTCATATCCTACCCGTTAAGATTTTGGAAACTGAAGGCTATCAAGAAGGTATTCGTCATGGTGATACACCTCCAGCTCAAGTGGTTGTGAAATTTTCAAATGAGTCAAAATATTACTATGCTCTAACTGATCGCAAATATGCTAGAACGGAAGAGCTGGATATGTTTCCGGACGATAAAGGGATAGATTAAAATGAAAGATAGACCCACCAAGGAAAATATCGAAAAAGAAATAGCTCAGAAGAAAAGTAAATTTTTAAAAGTAAGAGCCAAACGTGAGATAATGGATATAGAGCTGGCTAAAATGCTCGAACTGGAGCATTCTTTGGTAGACGATTTACAAGAGTTAGCTCTTGAACTAGATAAATTGAACTATCCATTTAGCAAATCTGTATTGTATAGACAAGCTAGACGATCTCTTGAACGCTGTGGTTCATTTGTAATTACAGAAAGAGTTATTAGAGAGATTTTTAGTGAACTCACAGTTCACAATGATTTTATAGCTCGAGTAATAGAAAGTCTAACTATTGCTTCATATAAGGTATATGTACGATATGATAAAAATGCTAGAGAATTTGTAATGGAAATGGAGGAGAAAAAATGAAGGGAATAAAGAAAGCATTGAAAATGGCAGTAGATGTTGAAATAAATACTATTTTCACTTCAAAAGAGTCCAAGCAAATTTTGGATTATATTCTTCAACAAGAGAAAACTTCAGAGCTTCTGGAACAACATGCTCAGATTACAAAGCTCCTAGATAACTCTAACTGTAAATTGGAACTTAAGGTTCATACAAAGTGTAAGACCACACCTTTCACACTTATTCCTGGAGGAGCATGGCAGAATTTGATTCACGTGGTCAGAGACGCTATGAACTATATCTTTGAGCAACTCGGAGAGCATGAAGATAATTGCGAATGCGATGAATGTACCCTGTACGATCGTGTAGATTTCATTTACCATATGGTAGTAGATCGTTCTGACGAGCTTTGTGATGGCAGATAGAGACGATCTAAGCGATAGACAGCTTGTAGTTGATCTTGAGGGTTTGAAGGAGAAGACTGAATTTGGTATTGAAGCATGTAGTCTTCACATACGTCTTGGTTTTACACTGCTGTCGAGATTATCCATGGAGCTTCCTTGGATGTATCACGAATGGAAAGAATGGATGGAATCTTGTGAAGAAAAGAAACGATTGGAAGCTTTGCTTGAAATTATTGAAGATTTGATTAGGAGATTAAATATGGATAGAAAAAGACCAATGAAGAAGCAGCAATGTGAAAATGGAAAATGTCAGAATGTGTTCAGACATGAATTTATCCAAATCGGTATGGATTTATTCTGTATCAATTGTTCTGAACGATATATACTAAAATTGCATAAAAAAATTAAAGGTCTTACAGAGCAGATACGTAGATTGAATGCTCTTCGAGAGGAATTTCCACCTCCGACTTCTATGCAAGGAAATAATAATGGATGAAAAAGAATTTAAGTTTCGTGCAGAATCAGAGCAAATGGAGTCTGTAGTGGCTGTAGTAGCTGATATTGTATCTGCATATTATATGGCTTTACGAATGAATAAAGTATCTGAAGAACTTTCACAGAAACTTGTCATTGATTATGCACATATAATGTGGGTCAATGCTATGGGTACTCCTAAGACTTACGATGATAAAGAAAAAGAATAATGGATAAGACATTTAAAATTGTTAGAGCAACTATAGATAGTGACGATAAATTTGTAAGTTTCTTTTCTGGACCTCATAAGTTAATTTATTCTACAGAATTTTACACATTTCCTAAAATTGGATACGTTTTTACTTTTTCCTCCAGAGACTTTGCTGTTCAATTTTTGAAAGAGCAAGTACCTTTACCAGAAATAGGCTCTCTTTATTCGATATGGTTGTGTCAAGGAACTAAAGTAGAGGATTGCTCTGTGTTCCAAAGAGCTATATCTAGAGTAGATTACGAGATATTTTGGGAAGACTTTGCTCAAGGAGTTCTGCAGAAAGATGTACGTGTCAATTTCGATTTTGCTCCACTTGGAACAGAGTGGTTCAAAAATTTAAAATTGCTTGAGAGGATTGAATGAAAAAGAAAAATGTAATTGTGTATAATGAAGAAGTTATTGTTTGTGATAATCATGAAGTATACGGTAATATTCTGGATGATAGAGATAAGGTAATTTTCTTGGAGATGGCTGTTCTTCAAGATTGGTTGAATTCTCGCCTTCCCAATACCTTTGCTCTCTCTGACATTGCCATGTTGGGAGAAGTTCAAATTTATGCGAAAATATTGGCAGAGTCTTATCCAACTTATCAAGTTGCAATTATTTGGAATTGTTCTGTTGAACAGTCAGCTTTATACAAAGATGATTGGGGTGAAGCTATAGATCAAATTGACTGTGAATTTTCTAGAACTTTCGTAGAAAGAATTCCAAGAATGATAGAGTTGGAACAACTTGTGGAGAAAGAATAATGACTGATAAAAAAGGTTTATACGAAAAATATGAAGTTTTCAAAAATAGAAAACCTGTCAAAGGAGCATTTGTGCTTCTTCCAGAGAAAGACATTCATGCTTTATTTGCTTTACGGATGTATGCTGTGGAAGTCAGACATAGTAATCCTATTCTTGCCTCAGATATAGAAGACTGGATAGGTAGATTAATTGCGGAGGAAATTCGTGACAGTAGTGATGAGGTGTAATAAATGTAGACGAGAGTCTTTAAATGGAGCTAAACTAGGAAACGATTGGATTGAAATAAAAGTAACAATCAATCACTGGCATGATCAGGGTAAAGACTACCATGAAAATGAAACCTGGAATGAGCTTGAAGTAATAACGAGACATCTATGTTTGGATTGCGCTGTTGAGATAAGCGGTCCATTGCAAGCTCTTTGGGATGCTGTATATTGTCGAAAAGGAGGTGAATAGAATTACAGACTTTTGAATTAAGTTCATAATTATATAAGGAGAACATATAATGAAAAGAACAAAAGTAAAAATCATTTTATCTATACTCATAATATTGGTAGTATTGACAATGACGGCTTCAAGTTGTCAACCATCCTCAGATCAGATCGTTAATTGGGTAGCTCTTCACACCTGGTTTTTCATTGATAGTACCGAAACTGCCATCAATGGATTTGCTCTGCTTGGTCCGTATGGGATGTCGGCGCAGATATCTGTCATCGGAGCTCAAGTTCATGTTAGTCTAACTCAAATGACTCCGGAACATATATTCGGGAATACCTTATGGTACACTCAGCAAGGGTGGGCTAGATTTACGTATTGGGGTCTTCCGCTTGCCGTTCAGGAAGCTTTAATTACGGAGATTACATTTTCTATCCCTCTTTATGCTGAAGGAATTTGGTTCATTCCCTATTTTGAGGGAATGCTTGATTTTGGTCCGGTAGTAACTGACGTGTAAGTACCATTTGAGCTGCTAATTTCGGTTAGCAGTTCAGATGGAGTTTACACAAAGTTTATGTGTCCAAGACTAGATATTTGTTATAATAAGTTAGATGGAGTTATAAATGGTAATTCAAGTCAAATGGTTTACAATTGAGGTGAAAGATGACTAAATTAATGATCATTAATTTTGCTATTCAACAATGTCCGAGTTGTGGCAAGAGACTAATGTATGATAGAGCGGAATATATTAATCATACGAGTCATTCTTGTGATTGTGGTGTTCGCTTTATTTATGCTGAAAAGGAAGCGATGCTTAAATTGGCTGACAGTATAGAAAGTGATATGAGACATTATGAGGAAAAAGTTTAATTATGAAGACAATATCAATAGATGATAAATGGATTGCTCTTATTGATGAACCTAATCCGTGGGGATCTATAACTAATATGCGTTCTAAGAAAACATATGCTTGGAAGGCTTATCAACATAAAACTGAAGCGGGAGTTATTTGGATGGAAATCCTGGATGAAAAATTAGAAAAAGCTGGATTATCTGAAAATATAGTGATAAAACTTCTTGAGATTGCTAAAAATTGTTTCAAAACTATGGAGGGAGGTGATGGAACTTTTACGTAAAGTTTACGGTAATTTGAAGCAGAACCGTGGTATACTATAAATATCCAAAGATGGATTAATTACCAAGATATATTCAAAATGAAAAGGAGATTTAAAAATGGCAACATTGAACAGACTCAAGAATGAGTCAACGAAAGAACCAAAATCTAAGAAAGAACCAAAGCCCAAGAAAGATCTGGGACCCTGCTGCAAGATTTGTGGGAAGCCTATTAGCGATCCGGTGTCTTTGAAAGCTGGCGTCGGTCCGCTCTGCCGGTCACGTAATATGACCAAAGAGCAACTCGCTGCAAAACGGCAGGAGCTAACAGTTGAGGAACCGCCCGCAGGGTGGATAACAGTTGCTGAGGCAAGCAACTGGTGTCGGAGTGAAGGTATTCCAGTATCCCGCCTGGTTCGTGCTTTTGGCGGAGATCGCTGTGACAAGCCTCCAGTCAATCCCGACTTCAAGTTAGTCTACTCTGGTCGTTCCCGCTGGATCAGCCCCACTTTCAAGAAATACCGCAATCTTCTGGAAGACCAGTATCTTGGTCAGCCTAAGCCTGAACGGAAGAAGAAAGCCAAGAAAGAGGGCGACGTTGCAAAAGTGAAGGTGAGTGCGTAAGCTCATCTGATCCTCCGATAAAAGTGGGGGAGCTAGTTTGTGGTCATGCTGGCTTCCCCACTGATATAAAAACAAGGAGTTCAAAATGAACTTCAGAGAAGAAGCAGAAACTGCTTTTAGAATAGTACAAGATAACACGGATTTTGATCTGAATAGACTAATTCGTGCAAAACAAATGATACTGAACAAAGTCGAGAGACCGTATAAAACAACACTTGACTTTTGTTCTTGTTTAGACTTTTACCATAGGAAAGAAGTATGCAAGCATATCCTAGCTTTGACGATGTCCAACATTATGAAGTCTCGTCAGACTGTATGAATTGGCGAGAAATTTCATTTGTGGATACAATTGGATTATTCCTTCAAATGGCTAGTTCGTACGAAGGTCCTCCTGATGGACTAGCTTTCAAAATAATCCATATGGGAATTATCCTAAAATTATCAAGCAGGATTTTTGTCAGATGTTTGCTAAAATCTCCGGAGCAGGTATTGCCTCCGGAGATTCTAGCAGACATTTGTCTGACTAATTCAAAAAGGAGAATCAAATGAGTACTCCCAAATTGACTTCACTGTATTGGGACTGTAATTGTACTGAAAATTATATACATCTACAAGACGTGCGAAGATGTAAAAAGTGTGGAGCTATTGGAGGTCCAGACTCTCATGCTAAAGAAGTTGAGAGATTTATCAATCCAACCACTACGACTAATGCGTTGAAAAAAGGAGTTCAAATTCAACGTAGAGATGGCTGTATGGTTAAGATGATGGACAATAAACGTGGAAATCTCAGGGTTATTAAAATTATGGAGCATCCAGCAAATGCAAACACGGTAGTTGGAGATATGGGTGCAAATTATGCTCATGATTTTATAAAAGCTCTGATCGAGAATGTCTGGCATACTATAGTTCTAACTGCTAAACAGCAAGATATTCGTAAAATTGTATCACAGGCTTTGGAGTGGTAATATGAAATTATCTCAAGATGAGCTACTTTTATTAATTGATGCTCTTGCTGCATTGCAGAGAACAAGTAGGGACGCTAGATCACTAAGAGATAAAATAATCCAGGAGACTGTAGAGTGTAAATTTGATTTGGATTCTACAGTAGATAAAAGAGTGATCAATAGTACAAGATATGATGAGGAAACAACTTGTGCCAGAACTACTCTGCAGATACGGCAGAGCAATCTACCTGAAGAAATAGAGTTTCGCTCTATGTCAGATAAATTACTATTTACTCTTTATACTACTCACTATTTGGGACTGGATGGAATGATTAAAATTGTGATGGGAGATGAATTCTTTTTCTGTTACACGGATGGTGATTTGAATAAAAGTCAAAGAACAATGCCATTTCGGAGAGAAATTAATTCAGTTCCTTCTCCAAAACTAAACTTTAACTTTGACGTTAAATAATTATGAAAAAACCAATCGTTATTTATTTTATCATATGTGTCGGATTGATTTTACTAGCCTGCTCAAGTTCTGTAGCTGAAATAACCTTGACAAAAACGGTAACTCTAACAAAGACCAATACGCCGACACTGACAATGATGCCAACAGCAACGATGATATGTATAACGAAGACATTATCCTCTGAAGGAGCTTGGTTGAAAAATATGGCTGAGCAAGCATTGGACGAGGCAGTTATTCTTACTCCTGAATGGCATAGAGAATTTTATCTTGGGGCTACGGAACTACCAATTGATTTGGTAGATCCGTTCTACACGATACGGTTAGGAATTGAATTTTTGGATAAGAAAACTATACTGGAAGGAATACAAATGTTGGAGGAACCAATATGCCAATAGCTAAATCCAAAGAAGAATATTTCCATGATTTTTATCTTGTTCCAAACAAACCATTTTTGAAGTTTGGTAACTTATGTTTCACCGCTGTTCCTGGAAAAAGACTTCATTGTAGAACTACAATGGATACTTATGGACATGTCAAACATTTGACTATTATATTTGACGAAAATACTAAAATGGAGGAGTGCAATGCAAGTTGATTTTAAACTGTTCAGACAAATAAGGGTTAATGCGGAGCAAATAGATCCAGAAGATTTAGCTTATAATCGACATCTATTGACTGATGGAGTTTGTGGAGTAAAATGTGTTGAAGCTGGTCGGATAGATTTATTAACACCAGACCAAGCTGGAGAAGCTCAGAGTATGCTGGAGGAAATAATAATAAATGGAAATATTTTTCAAGGTTCTGTGGAAATATATGAAAATGGAGCAGTAAACATTTTCGTTCGGAGGCATGGTCTTGGTCATGCTATTGGAGTTATTAGATTACGAAAGGAGTAAAACTAAATGACGGATGAACTTGAACCTAAACTTAAATTTGAAATGGAGTTTACAGACGATGCGCCACCCATATCATTTCGTGGACACAATCCAGATTACGATGTCATACGAGAAATGCTAGACAAACTTCCAGACGGTAAGTGGCTAAAAGTCGGAGTTGACAATACTACAGAAGATCGTACTCTTCGGAGTGTCGTAGAAAGTGTTAGAAATACAGCAAAATCCTGGTTGAAAAAGCAAGAGGAGTTGAAGGAAACTCACAAAATTCAATCAACATCTCAAACCGTAACCATGACTACAGCTTTGATTTGGCTTTCTGTAATTCCGAAGTAAGTTAAACCGGAAGATTATAAATTTCCGGCAACCATCTATGAAGACCTCTCCTTTTATGGAAGGTCTTCAATTTTTGTATATAGAGGGAAATAGTTCTGGGGGACAAATTAAGAGTTTCATCAATATCCCCCAAACCCTGTAGAAACTGTAAAGCTATCGGAGCACAATTATGAACTTCACATGTACATGGTGGATAAGCTGAGATATCATTACTCCAACAAGTATTGTCACAGGGTTTACCTGATCTGAAATCTGTTAAAGCTGATACAATAACATGTAGAAGTATAGTACCGGCAGAGTCAATAGATGCCTCTGATAATAATTTTGACTTTTTATACGGAGAAATTACTTTATTCAAATACCATTGGTCAGCACGAAGACAAATGGTAGTATATGAATTAGAAACAATGTTATTTTCATATAAAAATTTTATGATCTCCTCTTCCGGAAAAGTTGAGTTCATATAAAGTTCTACATAATCTAAGCGTATATATTTCTTATCCTGATTAGTCATTTTTGCTCTGTACCAGTGTCTAAAAGTAAATTAGTGCTGTAGTACCTGGTTTGCCAATGCGTGTAAATTTGAGCAAGTTTAGTGCCTTTTTGACCGTATTTTAGGGCTGTGGTGGTGTACATTTACAATATGTCGTCTAACTTTACTCTTGGATACAATTCTAGCTTTCCGCCTACAGTAGCATTGAAAATCTTTATTCCAAGTTTTTCAGCCCAATAGATGGTTATTCTGTGAGCAGCTAGGAAGTTTTGAACAGCGACTTCAGGAGAAAATGGTATTGCCTGATAGCCAGGATCAAAATGGTTTGGATCAGGTTCATCAGAGGTATAATCGTGTGGAACAATATCTATGTCTGTTCCAACTAGATATAATTTATAAAATCCCATATAGAATGCTATCTGGAAAACTGTAAGTATACTCGAAGCAAATTTTGAAACTCTACGAGAGATATCATTTGACCAACATTCAATCCCTGGAATTTCCTCGTACTCTGTAACATCTTTTCCATCACAGTTCATAGGAAACACATGATCATATGGATTGTCGGACCAGTTAAGTTTATTGACAAATGAAATTGTTCCAGGATATAAGATCGCATCCATAAATACTTTTCTAGAGGTCACATCTTCAAACTCACTGGCAACGCAGACATAGTAATTCGGTCTCCACGTAGTTTGAGAATAGATCAGAGATATTTTATTCATAGCAAAGGAACAATCACTAGTCAATTTTTCAAGCGGAGTCTTAAGTAAACTCTTGCCGTTCCCAACTATGAATGCTCTTTCTCCACGATGGACATTTCTAAATTTCTGAAGTCTAGGATATATCATAACGTATCTCCCCAATATTTACCACTAGCTATAATCGTAGCATGAGATGTCCAATCGTAACTGTCGTATGGTTCAACAGTCAAGTTCTCTCTATTTACAAGCAATACTTCGAAATCCCTTTGTAGAAAATGACGAATAATATCATCAGGATTACCTGCAGAAGGATGAATTTCTACTATCCAATATCTTACTTCACACATAGAGTTCAATGCTTCAGGAAATAATTCAAATTCTGTACCCTCAATGTCAATTTTGATGACATAGATAGGTTTCTCTGCAGCCCAAGAAATACTCTTGAGCCAAGACATCGTTCGAAATCTTCCTGGTTGTTCTCCACACCCCTGTAGTCGAGAAAGATGTTGCTTCTCCCCCTCGATGAAGCACTCCTGCATAAAATATGGTCTGCCGTATCTACGGAGATTATCAGAGGTATACGTCAAAGCTATTTTATTACAATCTATCGCAAGTACGGTAGCTCCACACGAAGTGAATACAACAGAATAGTTACCTTGATGACATCCTATATCAATAACCAATCTATCTTTCATATTGATATTATTTATAACCCATTCATACTCAAGTTTAGTATATGGTTTCAAAGGATAAAACCAGTCAATTGCTTCTTGCGTGAAATATTTATATATTATGTCTTTTCCGTCTCTATTGGTAATATCCAAAGATGCAATAAAAGGTAATTGTTCATTCATCTTTTCCTATCCATTGCTTGAGAAACATTAGCGAATAGCATAAGGAAAACGGCAACAAGCAGAAAAGCCCACCATGAAGATTTGTCATGGTAGGTAAGGAATCCTGCCCACATAATACAGCAGATACTAGGAAGTAGTCGTATCGTCGTTTTTATTATCTCTTTCATCTTTATCTCCTTCGTCGTATATTGAGTCCATAATTTGAACAATACGACTGATAACTAAGTTCATGAAATTTTGATCCATAGTAACATTGATCGGAATTCCTTCCATCCAATTTATACCTTCATATATTATTTTTAGATGTTCAATCCCAGCAGCGTCTTTATACCTTACAGTCTCTACAGGATCAAAATTGTATGCTTTCATCTTAAAATCTCCTTATAAAATATATCGATATCTGAATTGATTGAAATTATTGTTCCAACAAGTTGTACTTCCGAGTCGGTTGAAGCAGGAGTAGTAGGTGTAGGAGTAGAAACTGTTGGATCAGAAAATGTAATAAGCTCTTCTAGCGAACCATTGAAATAATTCATATCAAGTTGCTTACTTTCCATACCATTCGCTATTCCGTCACCCTTGTCAGTATATTGCCAAAATGTCCAGTCCCACCAGGGATTGTAATTAGGCTCTCTATTAATTGGATTATTATCTCGAAACATACTAAATGGAGGTTTTTTCTTTAACCAGTGAGCTACCCAAAGTGGAATGTCTAATAACCATGTAGGTACAGGAGACAATGTATACTTGATAGTTCCCCAATTCGTATAGATCATAGGTCTATATCCTTGTTTTTGAATATATTCTACTCCAGGATGTAACCAGTCTAATGCCTTATAGTGACTGGGAAAAGATCCATATCGCTTGAGATATTCAAAGTCCAGAGCGAACGGCAGTTCGGGCGGGTCATCTCGAAATAAATTCAGAAAACCCGCTACCTGGGGTATGATTGGACGACTGTAGTCTAAGAAGTGATATGCTCCACGAAGCAATCCAGCTCTCTTTGACTCTTCCCAGTTATACATTAGGTCAGGATCCACTCCTCCAGTACCCTGACCAGCTCTGACATAAACAAATCTCATTCCATTAGCTTGAGCTTTGACAAAATCAATTTGCTCTGGAGTATTGTTATTATCCTGCCAGAACGATACATCCATACCATATGTTTTCGTACTCATAGTTTCTCCTTTATAAATTATCTAATTTGCTCTTATACAATATCATTTTTCAGGTTGGTAGTTTAGTACCTGGTTGGCAATTGCGTTTAAAAACGAGCCATTTTATACCTGTTATTTACTGTTTGACTCACTTTTGGGGGCTTTATTGGCTAAAGCATCTCGTAATATTGATACGTCTATTTCCATATCTTCAAGTTCATCTTCCGTGTATATAAATTCTATCCAATTACTGTCAGATAATTTTATCGTCAATGAATTTTTACCTTTGAGTATAATAAATTGAAACCATTGAATACGATTAATTGGAATATGAATTTCTGAATACTCTCCAGGATATTCGGTTAGGATATTGAAGAACGAATCGTTGAATGTAAAAGTTCTTCTATTCTTCGGATTGGTAGAATTCATATCTGTAGGAAATAAGCTTCCGTCATAGTGTTGATTAGTCATCTTGAGCCTCCTCGAAACCTTCTATCTTAATGTGTTTGGACATTTTTCTAAGCATTGCCCATAAAGGATTTACTCCTTGAGTTAGTCCAGCTACCATGATCATTAATAATACATCGCCAAGCTCTTCTGCTAATTTCTCCTCCGAGAACGGCGGGTGGGCTTCCGGATTATTACGGGCAAAATTAAACTTAGCGAGCCAAACTTCGTATGTTTCTCCTACCTCAGTTTGCATCCAAGCCATAGCTTCAAAGAAGGTTGGAATTTTCAGATTTCTAGCTTTGAAGTATTCTTCTACATACTTAGCTAGTTGTGAGCTTATCTGTGTCATCGTCTTCTTCCCAAGGTGGGGTATCGTCTGCCAACCCTTGCTCAATATCTTTCACTTTTTCTCCCACAGATAGAATAGATTTTCCATTTAGTGTTAGGTCAGAAAGTGAAATTAAAGAATTCTGCATATACTCGTCACTTCCAAGTTCCATGTCTAGACTTTCAGCAAGAGTTTCAGTTACAGCCATCAAATATTCAGCCATTACCTGATTTCTCCCCCAATTGGTTTTGACGCTTAATCTTTCAAGAAAATTAATCCTGAGTCTTTCCATCAGTTGTTTTGTGTTCATTCTCGTCTCCTTCTTCTAGTCTCTTCCATTCTGAAAGAATTAATTGAAGTAAATCGAAAGCTTCGGCGAATGTTTCGTTGCAAGAAACTGAAAGACAGTCCTGAAGAACATTATGAACTTGTTCAAGACTATTAAAATTACTCCAATCTTCAATTGCTAGAGCTTTCTTTTTAGCTTTATCAAATACAGCATTAACAATTAATTTCATAAGTTTTCCTTCATATATTTTGCTAAACTAGGATCCAATAACGTTAATTGATCTAAGGTAATTCCAGACCGTTGTAGAAATGCTTCATGTTGTCGATGCTCCATTCGATAAATTTCTCTAAAAACAATACGTTTGATACCTACGTTTACTAGAGCTTTTGAGCATTCATAACATGGCAGATATGTCGTATAACATGTAGCTCCATAAATAGCAGTTCCAGATTTAGCTGCTTGAAGTATAGCATTTAGCTCAGCATGAACTGTTCTGATACAATGTCCATCTACCATATCGTGTCCATTTTGATCACAATGTGGATGACCGGAAGGTGATCCGTTATATCCACTTGATACTATTTGTCCATTTTGTACAAGAACTGCCCCTACTTGAGCTCTATCACAAGTGCTTCGTTGAGAAACTGCTTCAACAATTTGTAAAAAATACTCATCCCACGATATTCTCTTCATTTTTATTCTCCTTGTTTGGTAAATCTTCTACAATTCCTGTCGTACAGATAGCAGCAAGACTCCACAGATACGGTAAATCGAGGTGGTCTAAAGTGCATCTACCATGAAGGCAGTCTGTATAAACACTCCAAATCTTAGAAACTTCATCATAATTAGTTGTGCAAAATTTCATCCAGTAAGTTTCTTTTACTGTCAGATAAATTTCATCCATATATTGTGTATAGAGAGGAACATTAGTTCGTACTTTTCGTTTAGATTTAGCATCTATAGTAAATACATCATCAACAAGTTCTCCCATAACATGAATAGCTACATAAGCATCTATCCATCTTTTGTCAGCTTCTAATAATTGATTGAATTTCATCAGCTAATTCCTCCAATAATCCAAATTTTCCTCCTGATCTAGAGTAAAATGTGGTAGCTTCAAACATATAAGTCTTACCTTTATATTCTAATTTTCCTTTCTTCATACACGCATACTGGATTTGTCCTATCGGAAGTCCAAGTTCTTTAGCGGCTGAGCGCATAGATGGGAAAGATTTTCCCTGTATCTTTTCCTGAACCTCTATACGGCAGATACCATTAAATATAGGAAGAATAATTCCCTCAAAGATCTCAGATTTAGAGTCGAAAGGTTTGAACTCAAGTCTAAGAACTTTACGATGCGCTCTGCTACAATGCTTTCTATACTGAAATATTCCGAACGTTTCGTATACTTTGGTTTTCGAAACAAGATGACGACTAAATGATTGAGGATACCATTTCCAATCTTCTCCATACATATCAAAAGCATATGGAGTTATTGTCTTAAGAAAATCTGTAGCTCGCAAATCTTCAGGCTCAACAACTTCTTTTCTCCAAGCAAAATATGGTTGAAGAACCCATTCTATCAAACCTGTATCCTTCCATTTGGATCGCCTAAAATACTGTTCACTTGTCGACATTTTCTTGTGCCATTTTCTCGTATCTGTCCAACTTATCCTGCAAAAATCTTAGGGTAACAACAGGAGTCATTTGACTCATTTGGAGGTGTAGTAAAACTCGTTGACTAAATTCGGTTTCCAACCTCCATTTTCCATTGACGTCAACTAGCAAAGAAAATGATACATAATCAGTTACATCTTGCGGAAAATGGGTTATCAAACCAGCAGCTCGTAGCCTATAGTTACCGTTCAATAGCTGCTTTACAGTCTTAGGTTTTCTTTTCTTCCTAGCTCTGTTAGCCATTTCAGCTCTCCTTGGGTCTTATTTAACTTATCTAAAATTTTTAGTTTTGAGGCTATTTCATAAATTTCAAGCCTATTTATGGGTAAAGTATACTACAAACCATTTCAAAAGTAAAACAGTACCTTCTAAATGCGTCTAAATAACTTCTAATTAAAGGGGTTGGTAGTAAAACTACCTTGTGTTTTTTGCCCAAATTTAGTAGATATAATACTACAAGTCATAGAAGTAAACTCCCCAATTTTCCTCGCTTGAACACTTCTAGCTTACTTCCAGGAGTACAATTAATTATTTCACGCCCATCTTTCTCATATTCTTCCCTTGCTATTGTATAATATCTTTCAGACCCTACAAGGTCAGGAGCTTGCCAGACAAATCCTTCCGGGAAATAGTCGGTTGTAAAATGATCCCGGTCCTCGCCGTGTTGGATTATTTCCTCGTGAGGAACTTTTCCTGCAACGTCTGGATAGTCATGGTCAATACCCAAAAGATATACAGTCTCAAATCCCATCCAGTGAGTCATCTGCAAAGCTGCATAAGTTACAGTACATCCTTCGCATATTCCCACGGTAGGATCTCTAGAAAATTCTGTCCAATCTTCCACTCCTGTGTTTACAAAAGTAAAATCTTCAGGAGGAACATACGGAAAACATGAGTTAGCTAAAAGTCTCATGGCATCAATCTTCAGCATTTCTTCGAAACTTTGTTCGACTATGTATAGATTAATAGCCATATAAAAGTCTAAATTTAAATTCCACTTTTCCAAACCTAAGAATATTCTATTAGTTCCAAATACAAAAGTATCTTTCGTATTAAGTCTATTTAGATTAGATTCAGCTAAACTTGGTCCGTTCCCTAATAGAATACAGTTGTATCCCTCAAATGTATTTTGTAAGGTTGAAATAAATTCTTTTGACCGTTCTGTAGCTGAAACAAATGAATGAAAATCCATGTCCATATTATTTATCCGAAGGATGTTGCCATCTAACATGTGAAGCTTTCAACGCAGGAGTTTGAAAACGTTCTTCACAGATATCGCATTCATACGGTAGCTGTTCCGTATGACTTAGTTCATCATACGACCCTTGTTTTGCACCTGCCGTATGACTAAGTTCATCGTGCTTTTTTCGTTTGAAGCTTATTTTAGGTAGAGTAATTCCGGATGACTGTTCGGATGAGACATGTACTATGCCTTGTGTCTGACTGACAACTACACCGCCGATGAGAATATATGGAGCTAAATTTACGACAAATGCCCAAACCCATAAACCAAATGTACCTAAGACACTAAACATATCTCGTCCAGCAACTCTACTTACTGTGTAAGGAGTGAGAATCATAATTCCGGAGATAAACAAGGCAATGACCATTCCAGTCAAAGTTCTAAATCTAAACGACCAGTTAGCTCCTCGTTTAGGTAATGCTCTACGCCATCCATCAAAGATATATGCGGCTCCAAGAGTATCTAGGATACCCATACCGAGTCCTGTTACGATCATACCATAACTTAATAATTCAGATAAGAATCCTTCAACTACTCCAGTATCTGAAGCCAAAAATGCTCCGGCATATCTTATCGAAGTAACGGCAAGAGCTGCCCAAATGAGGAGTTGTGAATAGTCACGTCTTGTTTGTTTTGCCATTTTATATCTCCTTATTTAACCCATTTATAGTTGAAAAAATTTATGTCCTCAGCTAGAAAAATACTGGCTGCCTCGTACGCTTTATCGTCGTAGAAATCTATCCATGGTTTGTTGGGTTTTTGACTGTTCCGATTTACAATCTGAACTTTCTGACTAGGAAGTCCAGTATTTTCAAATATTTCTTGCATGTCTCTATCAGCATTTTCAAGCTTCCCAATAAAATCTATCATAACCTCTCCGTGACTGTCAGTAACGAATTCGCGAAGGTTCAAAAATTTATTGGCTCCATATGGTTTTTCTACCTTATTGAGCTCGACATGATACCATCGAATAAATTCAGCTAGACCCATATTTCTAACTTGACTCTGGTATTTATGAGTATATGTTCGTATGTGGAAATAAGTTGACAGGATCCAGTCCATAGGATGACGAACAAAAGCAAACTTGAATGACTGAGTCCAAAATTCTAGATCATTTATCTTCTGAAAATGCTTTCGAAGGTCTATGGCTTCGCAGTGAAATCCATGCAGTTCTGCATATCCTTCAACAGGATTGGGGAAATCCATACTTGGACCTCCTAAAGCTCTACGAATAGAATTGCCTCCGCACTTAAAAATATGGATAAAAATAAAATTATGTTTCTTCGACACTAATGCCATAGAGTCCTTCTTCTGGAACAAAAATTGTATTTACAGTATCAGCAAAAATAATTTTATATTTTGCCAGAGCCATTATTTTATTTATCGCCTCATTCTGAAATTTATAATCTTCTCTTACGTTAAGAGCATGAGTTTCAATAATTGCCATTTGAGGTCTCCAATAATCCAGAGTGAATCCAGTCAATACATCTAGTTCGCTGCCTTCGGTATCTATACTTATAAATTCAAATCCTACAGGAATTTTGAATTTACCTAACTGAGTATTAAGTGTAGAACACATAACGGAGTCTATTGACGTATATTCCTCACCCCATAAGGCATTATCGGCTACATATTTATTAGTCGTGGCAAGAGCTCCTGCAGGATTGACAATAAACAAATCTACTATTTTTTCTTCCGAACCTAAAGCCATTTTTCTAGTAGTAACTTTAGAATATTTTTTTAGGTATCTTTGCTCACATTTTTCGTAAAGTATACGCAGAGGTTCAAACATAAGTCCCGACCAGCCAGCTTCAACGAAGCAACTAGTATTACTGAAGGTTATTCCATCATAAGCTCCTACATCTACAAAGACACCCTCATCTAGGATACCAAAATATTTCTCGTAGATATTAGCTAGATCTGGTATCTGACATGACTTGCTGACATTGTAGAAACTCATGTTTGAATTTCCAACTTGGAACATAATTCTAAGATCAAAAGTCTTGTGGCTTGTGCATCAGCTAAGGCTCTGTGGAATTTATCTGATATGTCTATTTCAAATATATCAATAATTTCTCTAAGTTTGAACCATCTAGGAGTTCCATAGGGTCCAAGTTCATTAATAAACATTGACGCCAATTGCATTGCATCAATGGTAGTTACATAAGATGTATAGAATTTTGAAACATTTTGGAGACTTGCAGTTTGAATGAGCATTCGCATATCAAAGCCAATATTGTATCCAACAACTGTTTTACCATTGAACAATTTGGATATTGTAGACGCTTTATGACAAAATCTGGGTTGATTAACTAACATCTCTGGATAGATTTTGTGTACTTCAGCTGCTTCTCCAGATACCATCTTATCTGGCTTTAATAAACTATCAAACAAAACTTTACCGTCAAAGTCAATGATTGATAATTCTACAATCTCATCATCAAAACCTAATCCTGTAGTTTCAGTATCAAAAATTATAGCATTCGTGTGAATTATTATTTTTAGATATAGTTTAAGTAAATCTGTAAAATCGTTCATTTTTTAGGTTCCTCTGACTGAGTGTACATAGATGCAAATCTAATTTTTGTTACTTTACGTTTAGCTATCGGAGAAAATTCTTCTGAAAATTCTGCAGCAAAATCCAGCTCTAAACGTTTTCGTAATGTTGTTAAATGTCTAGCTAATCCTTGTGAATTTTTCCATTGAAATGTTATTCTTCTGGCATGAGCAATTTCGCTTAAGATTTTGTAAAGTTCAGTAAAAGATCGCCATTGAGAAGCTTCATCCGGACGTAATGAAATCCATTCCTCTATAAATCCTATGGCTTGAGAACTTTGCTTCAATTGACGCAATTGACTGTCTACCATAGATAACAATCCCAATGACAATTTCTCTCCATCAATTATATTTGTATCTTTTATTTTGTCGCAGAAAACTGTAAAATCTACCAATCGACTCTTGGTAGAAGGCGGAACAAATTTTTTAATTCGTAATGTACTAACAACATCATTTAATTTGTATAGTAAATTAGCCCAGATTGCTGCACCGTGTCGATGAATTGCTCCTTGCAAAATATGCTCAGGTTTTGGAGACTCTAATTGCTGCATCTCTAAAATTAACAATCTACTAAATAAAGTTTCATCGCTAAAAGGAACATTTACGGCAGTGACACATACAAAACATCTGGGTTCGATCGTATACTTTTGATTTGTTTTATATAATTTTCGTAGTTCAATATTACTTCCGGTGGCTAATTTGTTGAGCATGTCAACCATCCATCTTGCTCCAGATTTTTCCAAGTTATCCATGACAAGTAATCTATGACTACTAATACTGGCTCTGAAAGCATCTGGCTTGTCTTGCTGAATATTTAAAACATCTGTAGTGGGAGATTCCAATATACGTAAAATTCGTCGTATAGCTGTAGTTTTTCCCGATCCGGGAACTCCGAGCAAAGATAAGATAGGTTTGGTAGGTAATAATTCTTGAAAGAAAAATCCTAGTATCCAAGCCTTTAGCAGTTCTTTTTGCTCCTCTGGACTGGCTAAAGCTTCAGAAGAAGTTGTAAAGGAAAGATCTTCAACTAAATGCTCCCAAGAATCTTGATCTTCTACTTCAAAATCCGGGGTAAAATAATCTTCATTGGGACTAGTCAAAAACATTTGTCCGCACTCGCCGTTCCAGCTTTGTTCTATAGTCTCGCCGTTCAGAATGTATACTTGAGGTCCTCCCAAATTTACGAATAATTTTTCTTTGTCAATATCCCAATATGTTCTATTTCGTAATGGAATTATCGGAGCCTCTCGCACCATTCGGAGTCTTAATTCTACAGTTGTTACTCGACTAAAGTTATCCTGAGGAATTAAGA